AGTTCTTACCAGCAGCATTTGGAGATGCTATTATTCTACCTTCTGAGATTGTAATTAAAACAGGATCTGACTTTGACATCGATAAGATGTTTGTATTCTACCCAAATCTTGTAACAGAGGGAGAAAATTCTGGAACAGTTGTAAAAGATGGAAGTAAACAAAGCATTGAGAATGAACTATTTGCAACAATGCAAGAGTTGATTCTCCATCCATCTAACTATATGCAGCTTGTTACACCTAGTACAAGCTTCCATATAATGCCAACTGTAAATAAGATATATAAGAAACTTTATGGTAAGGAGAGAGAGCAGACAGACTACAAAGACACTCAATTAATAGATAGAGATTATAACATTCGCAAGTTCAAATCCCTACTAACTGGTAAGAATGATCTTGGTATTGCAGCAATTGCTAACACCTTCAATGTGTTATTTCAATTGTCAAATGCAGTATCTAGCAGTCAGTTTTTAGAGACTAATGAAATTAGAACTTTACTCAAAAGTCCTTCTGTAATAAAAGATAGGGAGACGGATAAAGTTTTAGAGATTAAGTTTGGGAATATATATGATCAGGATGGGATGTATAAGAGCGAGTTCTTTGCTGAGTTTATTAGTGCTTTTGTGGACGTTGCTAAAGATGACTACGTGTTTGCAATAAACGTTGTTACAGAACTTAGTCCTTTGATCTTTAGCATGAAGTTCCAGGGCTACTCAACAGAAAGTATTTTAGCATTTATAAATCAACCTGCTATAAGAGATTTTACTAAGAACCTTGCTAAGTATAATAGCATGATTGTTGATACGTATTTAGAATCTGAAAAGAAAAGAATAGCAAAGATTATAGATACATCATCACCTGCTGACATTGAAGAAAACGAACAAATTAAGGTGTTTCAAGCAAGACTTGAAAAGCTTAAATACTCTGCAAGAAGGAAAGCATTATCAGAAACATTGAAGAATCTAGGGTTTGGAGATATCAAACCGTACAGGAAGTCAATGTTTAATTTCTTAACTAAGAACAATAAGAAGCTATCATCTTATAGTGGTGCATTTACGCAGGAATCTTTAATGGATAGTATAAAACCTGATGAGTTTGATGTTTCTATGCTTTCTCAAGATCAGAAGCTATCGCAGCTTGCTATGCTCTTTGAACTTGAAAATCAAAAGATTATATCTGATAGCATGACAGAAACAGAGTCCTTCTTAAACTTTGATACTAAACCTCACGCTAGTAGCTTTGATGCATATCTTAGAAACAGTAAGTATATGAAAGCGAAAGCTGGTGGTTCTATACTTTCTATTGATACAATCAATACGATTAAAGACTTAAGTCCAATCGCTCCTTTAAATATAGGAAAAGAAATAGTATCAATTCTTGAGTCTGCGTTCCCTATTCGAAATAATAGAAAGATAAATGCAGAGGTTTTAGAGGCAGCGTTAGCAGCTCGTCAAGATCCAAACATCATCAATGTTCGCACTGAAGATGATATGAACACTCTTGCTCGCACTTTTAAGAATGACTTTATGAGTTATATTCTGTATAACTATCTGGATAAGTCAGAAGCTGGTAGAGAGTTCTTTAAGAAAGAGTTTAATACAGATAAGACCTTTGTAGAATATATGAAGGAACTTGTTGAAACTCCTAAGCTGTTGGATCTATTTAATAAAGTGAAAGATGACCTTTCTGTTGAAGACTACCAGGAGTTAATTAAGATGTACCCATTCATACAGAACATTGTACCAAAGAGTGGGGAGAAAAATACACAACTTGTTGGTTTTAAACTTGTTGAGAATAGTTCTCATACAGTGGATAAGGAAAGTGTTATTGCTCAGTTTGAAGATGCAATCAATCTGACTGGGGAAGAAAGCAAAGATGTAAGAATGTTCCTTAGAAATCTTGCACTATATTCTACATTCCAGTCAGGATATAATTACGGAGAGTTTTCGTATATTGCAGTGACACCTATTAATCTGATTAACAAGCTGTATGGTGAAGCTGTTCAAGAGTTTAATAGAGCATCATCTGAACAGAAAAATGTTTCCTATAGAGATTTTAAGGATATGTTTAGGAAGAATAACCCAGTGTTTTATGCTGAAAGGTCTAGTATAAACCCTATGACCGGGGAACTTTCTAAACAAGGTAAGTGGTATGTTAGTGGAGTGAACTTAGACTTTACCAAAAATGTTCCGAAAGTAGGTAATCCGTTGATTGACGCTGGTGTTAAACCAACTGATATGAACGGTAATGCTGCTAAAGATGTGGTGATGGCAAGTGAGTCTACACAATTTATTGGGTTTAAATCTGGAAGCGCTGCAATATCATCTACTGATAAGTATAGACTTGCTTGGGGTGATAAAGCTAATACAGGCAAGTATACCTCTTCAGATGTTGTAATGGTGTCTGCAAGTGGCGTATTTAGAGGAGTAACTAGAGAAGAAGTAATTAAAACTTTTGAGTCTAAATATATACCCATCTTAAATAAAGCTATGGAAGCAGGTGTTAGTTTTAGAGTGGGTAATCAATACGATAAAGGTAACTTAGGAGATTTCTTAGTTGCTGATCATCTTCGTAAAAATGGATATGTTGAACAGAAGTTTGAAGGATATTCTAGATGGTTTCCTAAAAAGTCAGATCAAGCAAATGAGTTTTTACTTGCTGATAGTTTAGCACCTATACAACAAAATTTTGCTGATAGCGCTACTAGAAGAATGCGACCTGAGTTTGCTGGAAAGTCAACTATGGATCTTATTATATCTGGAGATAGAACTAGAAGTACTAGAGCTAAGACAGATATATCTAGAATGTTAAAAGATTACAATCTATCTAAAATATCAGAACTTGTGGGTAAGGTTATCAGAATGACTGATCAACAAGGAAGAGTGGTATACACAAAGATTACTAGTGTAAATGAATTTACACAACAATATCAAGATAAGACATGGATGAAAGAGGGTTGGACTAAGGAAGTTACAGATAGTCTTGTAGGTAAATACCCTTATGCTATAGAGTTTGAGGTGGTTAGGAAACCAGCAAGTTCTGCAGAACCTTTGCAAAAACCTACAGATTTAACTTCTAAGATAGATGCATGGATTTCTAGTGAGCTTCCCTGGAGTATTGAAACACCTTCTGATAAGATTGCTAAAATGTACGAGAACGAGAAACTTACAGGTGAAACAATTGAAGAATTTTTACACAGGATGTCATGTCTTGGTAAACTAAAATAATAAATCAATATGAGTGCTTGTCCTAATCTAAAGTCTCAAGAGTGGAAAACATTGTCTAGTGCAATCGGTGAAGATCGTGCTATGCTGGCATTTATTCGTAATAATGAAGCTATCCCTTCTGTAGAAAAAGCTCGTGAGCTTATAACAGATAGAGGATTGCTAGAGTCTTTTGAAAAGATGCCACTACTCACTACAGAATTAGTGAATGGTATTTTAAAATCTAGGGGTTTAATTACAGATGAGACTACCAGAATTGATGGAAACACTTATTATAGAATAGATAAGAGTGGTCCAAATATTGGTCAGCGTCTTGGAGATTTTACCGATCAGTACGGAATGATATTAGATTATCGTGGGGATTATGTACGTCCTACAGAATCTGGCATGGAACAGTTTAACTCTTTTGCTGGCACTGTAAACTTTGACAATAGAACTCTTACAGAGATATCTAAGTCTTTTCTTTCTTCTATTGGTGTTGGTATTCAAACTCAGAATGATGTATTAGCAAAATATGGATCTAATGGTGTTGCTGACTTTGCAGCTAGAATGGTTCGTATTCAGGAAGGATTTGAAGATGAAGCTTTACCAGAAGAAGCATTGCACTTCTTTTTGGATATGATTGATCAATCCACTCCTGAACTTATGGAAGCGTTAGATAAGATACGCGAGCTTCCTATCTATAAGTCTACATTAGAGCAGTACAAAAACAATAAGAACTATCAGACTCCTGATGGTAAGATTCGTTTTGAAAAGATTAAAAAAGAAGCATTAGCTAAACACCTTGCACAAAAACTTAAGGAAAAGGAAATGCGTGGGTGGTTAAAAAATCTATGGGACTATATTGTATCTGCAATTAAGAATCTTACATTCAATAAAGATCCTATGGAAAAGCTTCAGTTGCTTTTCTTAAAAGGTAGGATTGATGCTCTCCAATCTAATTTTAATTCTTCAGAAATCTACAATCAGCTTTCTGATGAGTATAAAAACTTCTATGAGTCTCAAGTTTCTACGGAAGAGCAGAGACAAACAGTAGCTGCAGTGTTTCAAGCTACTGCTCCTATTATGTTTGAACCTGAAAATCACAAACTTACGATGCGTGATGCAACAGGTACAGATCATATAATGAAGTCTACAACATCTATTTTAGGGTCTGACTATATAACTGAACTTGATTCTCTGGATGTTATTCTTGCTATCACTACAAACTACTCATTAGAGATGGGTGCGCAAGCTGGTATTACACTTGGGGACGATGCTCAAGTGACTGGTAAAAAGCTCACTGACTATCTTGTAAATCTAATTGTACAGAATAAAGTAGAAGAGGAAGAGATACAGCAGCGTTTGGGTGATCGTATTAAAGAACTATTGTTTCAAGCAGCAGAGAGTAAGAGAAAAACCTTATTTGGTACTGCAGTGCATAGTATTGCAGAAGCTGCTATTCTTAATAAACCTATAGACTTAGATGCTTTAGATCCAATTATCTACAATATTATGGATCGTAAAACGATTGAGCGTTTAGTATATGGTACTGCATCTGAACCTGGAATTATAGGGATAATCAGAGATCTTAAAAATAGTGGTCATGTTATTATGACTGAGGTTGCTGTAGGTAATGGAGAGATTGGTGGTATCATAGATATAATTGCAATCGATAAGAAAGGAGTGGCACACATCTACGACTTTAAAACAAAGTTTATAAATCCTGAGAAAACAGCTAAGAAGTTTAATACACTAGAAGACTACTTCAACTATGTAACTTCTCTTCTTAGTAAAGGGGGTATTAAAGATGAGGAGCAAACTCTACCAGAATTAGTTGGTAAGCGCAGATCCCAGATGGAAAAATATGGTCAGCAGCAATCTATTTATAAGAAGCTACTAATGCAGTCTGGGGTTAAGGTTGGAGACATTAATATTATTGGTGTACCATATACGCTAAACACTAATACTAACAAGGTGGATGATATTAAACCATTTGTTGTAAAAAACATAGGGTTTAATGATCGTATTGCAAACTCTTATTTCCCAAATCTTGATCCTACAATGGATGCTAATGCTACAAAAGAGGTTAAGAAGATTGAGGATGATAGAGTGAAAGCATTAGAAAGTATATCAAAAGAAAAGCTTAAGGAGACGTTTGCTAATATGCAAGCTCGTTTAACTCAAATCTATAACTACTTTTCAAGAAATAGAGAAGGACGTGTTGTATATGAAATGTTAAACGATGAAGCTACAAAAAGTAATAGGGTTAAATTACAAAGAGATCTTGTTACTGATGTAATTGAGAATTTTGATAGTTTTAACGATATGCTTTCTGCACAAAAAACTTTTGTGGAGATTATAGATTCTGCTGGTCCGATACTGAATATCTTAAGTAAGAGATTCCAAGAGCTTAGAGCTTTAACACCTGCAGATACAAAAGCAGCAAGTGCTAAGCTTTCTGAAATGAAAAAGATTAGAGACTTTATTGTAGGTTATCAGAATATGTTTGATGAGATGTCTCAATATCTTGACAAGACTGAAAATAACCCATTAGTTAGTCGTATTAATGAAATGCAAGGGATTATAGCAGGTATAAGAGTTGACTATATTCATGGCATTACTCCTGAGACTATTAAGATTTTAAAGGATGTATTTAGTCCTCAAGAGGTTGAGAATATGAAGCGTGAGTATAATGAGATGATTAAATCTGCAGAGGAACGCGGTGATAAACAAAGAGCGGAACAACTTAGAAAAGAGCTTGATGAGTTGCCATCTGAGCGTATGATTGCAGAACTTTTGAGTGGTAATAAGGGTGATGTAGGTTGGTTTTTCTCAAAGTTTCTACCAGCAATATCAAATCCTGATATTATTATAGCAGGTCTTGCTAAACGTCTTAAAGCAGTTTTAGATAAGGTGCGTCTTATAAATAAAGACTTTAGAGATCGTTTAGATGTAGAATTTACAAAACGTGCTGCTGTATATGGTAGAGGTCTTGATGTTAAAGCAATCAATCAGTCTCTTGTTTATACGCAAAAAACAATATCTAGAAGCGGTGAGGAGATGAACCAGTTGTTTTTCTTATCTGAATTTGATGAGAAACTTTATTATGATTATGATAAGCTACGCTATGAGCTTGAGCAAGTAAGAGAAAAGTTTAGCAATGGAGAAGCTACTGAAGCTGAGTTGAGAGAAGCAAAAAAGAATCTCAAGGAGTTTGAATTAAAATACCTTGAGTCTCAATATACAGATGAGTATTATCAGATGAGCTCTATCCTTGATACCACTGTAACTTATAAAGGTAGAAAACAGACTGTCAGAGAAATAAGAGATGGTATTATAGATGGTATGCGTGCTATTCAAAGAAAATATCACCGAGATGACATAGCAGAAGGTGCTGTAAGTGAAGCAGATTTACAAGAACTTCAAATGTATAGAGAGCAATTGACAGAGTTACAGGAGAAAACAAATCCTGATGGTAGTAAAAAGACTGGAGATGCTCTTCGTATAGCAGATATTCTTCAACGTTATAGTGCTAATAGCAAAAAGATGTATGAGAATGTCGAGATGGGTGGGTTATTTGAAAGAAAAAGAGAGCGTGTAAAACTCGCTTATGGTGAAAATAGTGAGGAGTATAAACGCTGGATGGCAAATAATACACGTCTTGTAATATCAGATCGTTATTATGAAGAGATGGAGTCTATTATGACCGAGCTTGCAGATCTCACACAAGATCCTTATGGAGATAGAAAGAAAGAATTATACGCTGAGTTGCGCACATTAGTGTCTCCATTTAAAGATAAAGACGGATATATTAAAGGTGAACTAATTGATAATCAAAGAATTGAGAGAATAAAGAACGTACAAAGAGAAATTGATCTGTTGAATAGTCTTACAAACGACTATACATCTTTAGGATATACAAAGGAGGAAGCAGCAGAATTAAAGCGTCAAAGATTCTTGAGTTCTATCACTGATCCAAATCATCCTAACTATGGAGACTTTAATCCTTTTGCTGTAGATGATATAAAGAAAGCAAGGGAAGCTCGTCTTAAAGCAGATAAGAATCTTGAAGAAAGAATCAAGCGTATTGATGTTCTTAGAAAGCAATTGTTTGCAATGCGCAAAACTGAGAACACAAAGTATTACTATCAGGAATTAGAAAATCAAGAACGTTTATATGCAGACGCTGCAGGGATTTCTTATGAAGAGCTTAAGAAAGATAATAGATTATATTCTCAGTTCCGTGAATCTGAATGGTTCCAGACAAATCACACGCATAAAGTTAGAAATGTATTTGATGAGAATCTTGGAGATAATCTTCAATCTGAGTCTTGGGAACCTATATACATCTGGAGGCGTAATACTCCAGTAGAAGAGTATATAGAAGAAAAACCAGCTAGTCATTTTTATAAGTATGTACTTCGTGAATCATTTGTTGATGATAATGGTAAGACTGTACAGCTTATAAATAAAGATAATAAGGATATACAGGGAAGACCTAAACCTAAAGCTAATACTGTTTACAAAGCAAAATATGGTGCAGATCATCCATACTTAAATGAAAGATATAAAGATCTCAAAACAAAATATGAGAACAACACTGCTTCTGAAAAAGAACGTGTTGACTATGAGAACCTTATCTACATTCATAAAGAACTGATTGATGCTCAGCAGGATATAGAATATCGATATCGTTTAGGTTTTGGTGTTCCATTTATGGAAAAAAACCTACTTCAAAGAACTGTTGAAGCTAAAGGTCAAAATCTTAAAGAAGCTGCACGTAATACAGTTAATACCATTAAGCGTGGATTTGTACGTACAGAAGCAGACTTGAATGAAGGTGTCCCAGATTCTACCTCCTCTGCAGCTCGTATTGCTACGATGGATAACGAAGAGGTTAAATTTATACCAGTTCGTTTTGCAAGTAGAAGTGACGCAGATAATGCTTCATACGATGTATGGGGTGCTATGCTTAACTATGTATCCTCAATCAATCGCAAGAAAGAACTTGAAAAGGAACTTGCGTTTGTAAATGCTGTAGAAGAAGTTATTGGAGACAAGATGAATCAACCTAAGAGTGAGACAAAGAATCTTATACTTAGTAACATCTTTAAAAAGGTATTTAAAGATGAGGACATTGCTAAAAGAATCAACTTAGGAAGTAATAATCGTGCTGAGGTTATAAAGAGTTTTGTAAATAGTGTGCTATATAATGAGGAGTACTTTGAAGGATATGATGTACTAGGTGTAAATACGCAGAAGACTATTAGTAGACTTATGAGTTTAAGTAGCTTTACACTACTTGGATTTGCTCCTTTTAACTGGACGGTGAATGCTCTTTCTGGTAATGTACAAGCTACGATTGAAGCTGTTGCAGGAAAGATGTATGGGTATAGAGATTTTCTTTCTGCTAAAAAGATCATTTATGCTGATAGTGTTGTAGGAGGTGAGTATGGATCTATTATGAAAGATATGATGGCAGACTTTGGAAAGGTTGGTAATAGATCTTTCTGGGGTCAAATGATGGAGGTATATGATCCTATTCAGGGAGAGTTTGAAAATGAGTACGGAAGAAAAACAAACTATAATAGCGTTAAGAACATTTTAAGTTTGGGTGCTTTTTCTGGTAAGATCTGGGGTGAGTGGGAGATTCAGACATCTTCATGGGTAGCGTTTATGAAAAACGTGCGTCTTTATAATGGTAAGTTCGTAGATAGAGAAACATTCCTAACAATGAAGTTAGGATCTGAGTTTTCTGGAATGACCATGAAAGACTATACAACACAGCGTTTAGAAGCTTTGAAGGAGTGGGATGGGTTAAAGGTTAATCTGTTAGACGCACATGAGTTAGATGTAAATGGTAAACTTAGAATTAAAGCTGAGTACCAAGATGCTTTTAAAATTGGTAGTCAAGAGTTTTCCGATATCGTTGCTAAGCTGCATTTTATGCAGAAAAAGATAAACGGATCGTATGCTGAGTTTGATAAAGCGTATGTACAGAAGACATCACTTGGTCGTATGCTATTCTTCTTCCGTAGATATTTCTTACAGCTTGCAATGAATCGTTGGGGTACACGTAGACCAGATTTTGAAGGGATGGGTGTAGAGCAAGGGTTTTATCTTACATTCTATCAGACATTTGTAAAAGATCTTCTTAAATTTAGATTTAACATTGCTAAGAACTGGCAGTCATACAGCCCTCAAGAAAAGAGAGCAATACAAAAGACACTTGCAGAACTTGGTATTATTCTTTCTGTGTTTGCAATGTATACTGTTCTATTTGGATATGATGACGATGATGAAGATCGTTTTGCAAAACTTCGTCAGCAATCATGGGGAACGCAGTCTATGCTGTTTGTACTACTAAAAGTAAACTCTGAAACTGGTCAGTTCTTACCAGTTGCAGGTGCAGAGGAATTAAACCGTATATACAGTAATCCGTCTCTTCTTTGGAACCAAGTGACTAGTTATATTAGTCTTTCTAAGATGACACTGATGCATATAGGAAACTTAACACCATTCTTTGATTATGATAAGTCTCTATACTATCAGAAAGACAGTGGTGAATCATGGCTTAAAGAAGAAGGAGATAGTAAGTTTGTAGCAGAGTTTATTAGAACCTTTACAGGATATACAGGTAAGACGTTTAATCCTGTCGATGCGGTGAAAGGATTTGAGTTCTCTCAGAGATTGAAATAAAGAAAAGGGGAAAGTTAAATTTCCCCTTTTTTATTTCTCCACTATAAACTCGTGCTTTCCTATATAGCAGTCTTGATCCCAATCCATATGCTTTTTGAATCCATTAATATAACTCTGGATATTTGCAGCACCAATGGGATTATGTGAATGTACAGAACAGCGGTTTAGCTTCAGGTTATTCTTTTGTACATACTCACATAACCATCTAGCACAATCTAGTCCTGTCTTTTCTTTATACGTATCATAACTAGGTTGTTGCCAACCTATGTTTAGCTTCTGATTAAAATAATCATCTATGTGTTCTTTAGCGAGATCGTGGTCAAATGACACAAGATCCGGAACACCATTTTTCTCTATCCAACTTACAAACTCATCGTAGTTTCTCACTACCTCCCAGGGATGATAACCTGGGATTGTTGTTGTAGGGGTACGTTGGTCATCTAAGTATAATGCTCTTTTCATGGTTTATCTTTATTAACTAATCTTACTGCCACTTCCTTATCGAGAGTGGGCGAATACAACCTTTTTTTATTAGTGCATCTGTTTCTAAGTACTGCATTAGTAACTCCTAAACAAGCGGATGCTCTACCTAATGTGTTGTATTTTTGTATCACTGTCTTTGTCTCAGGATCGTACACTCTAACTTCGAGGTCCTTGTATCCAAACTGATCAATATCAATACTCATGCAGCAAATTAAGTAAAAAAATAGGGGAGAGAAAAATCTTCCCCCCCCTTTGTTTGTTGGTTTTCCTGGATTAAGCTATATTCTTATCTCTAAACGCAATAGCTTCTTTACGCGTTGCAAAGTTACGACTAACTAACTTTCCGTTCTTTTTAAAACGAACACGGTAGCTGTTGTTTTCTTTACAGATGTTGTTTGCCACTCTTTTGTAGGTGGTAGTGGTGTACCTTTTGTTGGTGGTAGACATGGTCTTATATTTAAGGGTTAATCAAATACGCGCTCAATGGTTTTTGAGAAGGGGTTAAACTCTACTTGGTTGAAGCTGTAGTATGTACCCTTATCAAACACCATACGATCGTGCTCATCGTGTGTAAGAATACCCATGCCACTAAGCATAAACTTAATGTGGTCTTGAGTGCGCTCATACGTGATGTCACTCTTAGATTCTAGGACGTGCTTGTGTCCAACAACTTCTCCTTCACCGAGGACAAGTCTTTTAGTAGTCTGTTTGTTGTTCATGATTGTAAATTTAATACTAAGTTTTGAATAATGCCTAAAAGATATACACAAGATTTCCACTATGTTTCAGAGTACATCAAGCTGAGATAGTCATCTTTAGATAGATGTCTTGTCCATCCTGATGCTACGCTGTCTTTGCTTGCTTTTACTACGATGATGTCACCTTGACGATAGATGCGTTCTGGTCTAGTGATGTTAGTTCTAATAGTCCAAGCGATAGCTTTAATAGCATCGTAAGTTATTTTAGATCCTTTCTCAGTATAGTTTGTTTCTGAACATCCATTTTCTGGTACAAATAACCAATACTCACGTCCTGTAGTGGTACACCAGCATCTTACAACAAAGATGTCGTCTTGACGCATCCATTTTTCTGCTGGTTTCTCAAACAACTCGGTATAAGGAATTTTATATAGCTCGTATACATCTTCAAACTCATACTCGTACTCTTTATTCTTGTCATCCCAACGAGCACGTTTTTTCTTAACCACTTGTCTATCAAGTTGTTTTGTTTTTACTTGCTCAAACATTCTTTTAGGACCGATACAGTCAAAGTAGGTACGTCTATCTTCTGTATTTTTAAGCTGTAGAGCTTCTTTTACAGTGACTTCTTTGATGTCATCCCACATCTCCGCTACGAAGTTATAGAACTCCTCAAGAGCTTCATTTTTACACACTTCAGACTTAAACTGCTTTAAATCTGTATACTTAGTTTTCCATAAGCGTAAAGCAGTAGAAAGGGAATATCCCTCTCTACCACTTACATTGTACGTTAGTTTTTCAAACTGATTTTTCATGTTAGTCTAAATTAAGTTCTAAATCTTCTACTGAAATATATATGTCTTTTTCATCTACTTCGGAAACACGTTTGCTAACAGGTTGCATCCACGCCACCATATCTCCTGTCTCTGGATCTTTTTCAAAGTCTGTAGATCTGTAGGTGTGGTCTGCAAACATGTTACATTCATCATCTTCGTCTAGTTCTCTATCAAACGCTTCTATCACTGCAGTTGCAATTTCAGATGCAACTTTCGCGTGCCTATCTGTAGTGAAACCATTTTGAACTAATAGTTCTACTTCCACTCCTTCTTTATATACACTACCTTGTGACTCTTCCACTTGAATAGATAATCCATCAAACCATACATCTTTAGGAACGCGTAAGAATACTTTGATGTCTTCGTTAACAACTTCCTCTGTACTATAATTGTCTAGTCCTATAAACGCTTTTTCTTTAGGGTCGTAGATTGCTTCACCTGAAGCACTAAAATCACCAGCCCATGATCCATAGTCTAGTGTATCATAACAATAGTTTATAAGAGCTTCTGTATATTGGTTTTCTTCTTCTGGGTTTTCCCCATCTATTTTAAACTCTACCCATCCAGAGTCATTACCACCATCCCATGTAAGAGATAGCTCGTGTCCTTTAGCTACCATAGCGTCGCACCATTCTAAGATGCTTAATTGTTTTTCTTCTTTAGATTGTTTCTTCTTTGACATAGTCTAGTTTTTGTTCGTTAATTTCTTTTAATACTTTTCTACCTTCACCTGGTTTAAACATCCATCCAGCTTGTTCCATATTATCTAAGTAGTCTTTGATAGTTGGAATAAACCCAATGTCTTCCATAAGATGTTGTTCACCAATAGTTCTTACAGGTACATTTTTACCATCTGAGTTTGTAATAACATATCCAAATTGTTGCTCACACCAGAAGATACCTTCTGAATGATGTCTAAGAGCGCGATGACGCATGTCTGGATAATGTGCTTTGGTCTCATCAAACCAACTGTGAATCTTTATATAGTCTTCCCATTTACCTCCGAACTTGCGCGCGGAGGAAATGGAATGATGATAGGGATGTGACATAATTTAGTCTTTTGATAACCAATAAATCTCTCTAACTTTTGCTCCTAGTTCTGCATCGTTAGGAGTATTATAAATCATGTGCGCAGGGATTAACATATGTTCACGGTCACTTCCTCTGCTATAACATTTAGAACAGAGCTGTCCAGCTCCTTCTATATAACCAACACGCATATCAATATGCGTTTCAAACTCATATGGTGTCTCTACACCACACATAATACAATTGTCTTTTGCCATAGTTTTATTTTTTATGTTCTTCAGGAGATGTTTCCCAATAATAATCACAACCACGTCCTTCTTCGTAAGGAGCGGATACAAAATAACTCTGATGAAGATCATCAGGTTCTACTAAAAATCTATAACAGGTGTTCCTATAAGGACACTCTGCATGGGTATTGAAGTCAATACCATTACACATAGTTATATCTGGCATAATAGCTGTTTTACTTGTTCTGTTAAAAATGTAAGATCGCCATCGTTATTTATTACATGGTCAAATTTATATCCATCTAAAGATATTTCTGAAGGATGATCGTTAATAGGTTTAATACCTGGTCTATTAATACGTACCATTATTCCTCCAGCTTTTTTAATAGCAGCTGCTTCATTAGGAAAACGTGTGTCTGTAATAATCCAGTTAGGGTATTTAGAACATTTAACAACAGTTCCTTTTTTACTTGTACCACATTCTGACAACTCTTTTTTATAGTCAGACATAAGAGCATTAACCCAGGTATTATAGTGTAATCCATGTCGTAGAGCATCTGTACCTAGGCGTTGTAGAAGATCTCTTACAGTGATTGGTATACCACGATCACTCCACTCTGGTCCTAGTTGAGTTTTTTTGAACTCTTGATCTTCAAACTTTTCTGTAGGGATACCTGTAAGTAGACTAGCAATAATCTTTAGCTTTCCAGCAAACTTCTTAATCTCCCATCCAGACTGATCTTCTAACCACCAATCATGAACATCCGTTCTAGTGATTTCTTTTACTGTCACATCTCCAACATTAGGACAGTTTAAATACTGGATAATCTTACCAACTGTATCTTTACCAGATTGGGCATATCCATTTATTCCTATTATCATATAATTTAAATTTTAGGGAAAGGTAATGAATCTTTTTTCCAGTTCAAAGCTTCTTGTGGGGTAATTATTAAACCCTTAACTCTTTTCTGATATTCTCTATGCACCTTACTAAAAGCTTCTTTTGACATATAGTCTGAGCTTGTTAAGTGATAACCATTACAATGCTGGCATCTATAATATCTTTTTAGAGTTGATTTACCACATGCTTTTTTACTTCTGTTCTTTGATTTGTTGTGCGATAATTTACTTATTAGTGTTTTTTTAGCATCACCGGGAGTTGGATACCGACATTTTCCAGTGGCACTACATTTAAAAGGATTGTTAATCATAGCTTATAAAATTAAAAAAGGGGGAATTTTTGTTTTCCCCCTTTTTTGTTTAGAATAAATCTAGTATATCTGCTTCTGTAGGACTTGTATCAGGTTCTTTAACCTCAAGTTGTCCTCTATCATCTACAGAGAAACCAGCACTATCACATTCTGGACCCTCATCTATTGGATCTACAGGTACCAATATACCTGAACCACCACTCATACCAAACTCATTTGCAAAAAACTTATGTAGGTCAGTATGTCTTTTAATCCAGTTACGTGGAGAGTCTTCTTTGAAAGCATGAGTAGCATAGTTATATACAGCCCATGCATTCATAGGACTAACACCATAATCGAATGTAGATTTATCCATCTCACGCTTCATAATATTAAGCTGTGTTGATGTAATAATCTGATCATACAAATACATTCTACCAATCATCTCAGAAACTTGTTTAAGAGTAAGATCGTGAGTCTTTAACTTATCTCTATCCTCTACAAGTTTTGTAAAAATGGAAGATGCTGATTTAATATAGTCTACAATATGACTCAATGCATCTTCGTCTGCTGTACCTGTATGCTTACGACGATAAGCAGCAAGATCACCTGCCACCATACCATTTGCACATACAAATACATGAGCACCAATAGCGTATTTAAAACTCACTTGTTTATTGTAGCTATTTTGCCATGCGAGCATCAGTCCCATCTCTGAATCACCACCAAACTCAAGATGGTACTCACCAGATCCGATGAGTCCATCCATAGAGCTACGATAGTTGTGTTTTTTAATAGTAAAGTTTTGTTTTTCAAGAACACCTAATGTATGTTCAATTATAACTTTATGCGAGATTGGTGTATAACTATCCGTTTTTTCAGGGATAGGTGCATTTAAAAGCTTATACAACGCTGAATCTTGCATATCTGCGCTAAGATCTAACTTAAGTTGTGACATTTTAAAATAATTCTAGTTGAGTAAATTTTCTTTTGATTTGTTTATCGATGTTGTGTATCTCCTTATGTATCTGTTCAAGATAATAATCTTCATTTACATCCAGTTCATCGAAGCTTTTAGCAGATGCTCGATTGTAAATAGTGTGCGTCCATCTACCGGAGTCAACTTGTATCTCTCTTTTGTCCACTTTATTTCTTCTAAAGAGTTTAATACCTTTATTAGATATAAAATAGCGATTGGTTTTCTGTAGTTCTGTTTCTTTCATCACACCCTTATCTACTTCTACAGCAACTATAGACCAGTCACCTTTTGCTTTTATACCACCGCAATAGTCATAGATATCTCTATTACTTTTTAGGTAATCTTTAGGATCTGTTCCGTAAACAAAATAGTGATAGATTGCTTTAGGAATAATAAGGAAAGATTTATTCTTATGTAGTATTGCCACCTTCTTTTCTGTCTGGTCTTTCCATTCAAATCTACCTTTACACTTTGGTTCTTTTTTAGGATTATCATACATAGCAATGTAGTTATTTACATCTGCCAATATAATTTTCTTATACTCATCGTGTTCTAGCTGTAGACTTGTAAGTCTTTCCCATTCTTCACATATCTCCTTATACTTATCCTTGAAAGTCTTAGGAATCATAACTTCGAGACCATCTGTATTCACCATTATCGGTATAGCACCAGGTATTCTTTCAACAAGCATCTCTAATAGTTTAGTTAGAAGAAGCTGACCGTTGATAGTAATACTCATAGTGAGTTGCGGATCATACAGGAAACTGTTCTCATCATTACTTAATCCGTATGTAGCATTAAGAATAATTTTAAAGACATAGTTTTTAGGATCAGACTTAGGATATTTCTTTCTTTCCTCAAAGAACCATTCATACAGATTGCAAAACTGGTTTTGATCTAGATGTGCTGGTGCTAACTTATTTCTAATAGCTAGATTAGGATAGAATGATGTGACATCCGATGTCATAATTGTATATCCATCTTTAGCTTCATAAATACCAGATTCTCTAGCAGCATGTACACCACCCAGTCCATAGTATATTTCCATGTTCTTATACTTGACCATATGGTTTAAGCTACCTTTCGTTTCTGTTACCACCTTACCTCTAAAAAACTTATGTAACTCTTTAAAACAGGGAACATCAAAGTTTATGTATGGAAGTATACATTCCTCTAATGCAACATGTGTTCTAAAAGTTCTAAGTTGTTTTAAATCTGATTTAGAGATACCAGTTTGTTTGCTAAGAAAGTGTGCAAATAGTTCTCTTGCAATCTTTGTTTCTGATGCTGAGAACAAGTTTATACCGTATTCTTCAGTGAGACTTTTGCGAAGAGCTAACTGTTCACTACTTCTCTTGAAGATTTCTTTTGTAGACGCAACGTCATTTATACAATATTTAATGATCTTTTCTAATGTGGGTATATCATCTACAAGTTTATAGTGGGCATGTGGCATATCTTCCACATTATCCCAATCCATAGAGAATTGTATCCACTTTAGACTAGATCTTTTAGCTGCATTATCCCAGTGATTCATTTTAAATAAATCAATCTGTTTAATGAACAGCTTCCACTCTGGAAAATCTGGAGGTTGATCTCTTTCTCTACTAATTACCTTCTGTGCATAATTATAAATAAGGGAAGCTATCTCATCATTAGATAGATCTTTCCATTCTTCATAATGTGTTAGAATGTATTGAGTGATTTGAGAGTCAAAATGAAGACCATTAAAGGAGATATGCCACTCGTCGCGTTCTACATTCTCCATAAGAAAAGAAACCAGGTCATCAAATTGAGACCTGGAACTTAGCTTATTTACGACGAATACACGTCTTTTAGATTCCTTATAATGTTCAAACACAGCTACGAAACAGTTGCATATTGTTTCGTAGTCCATGATCCAGTGACTTTTCATTTATGATGTAATAATCTTTGGTGCTTCTACAGTTTCTAATTTAGTCATAAACTTATAGTAATCAAAAGAATCTGCATTACCAGCGTGTGTTTTAATAAAGTTTACGATCTCATCTTTCTCATGAATAAAATATTCCCAAGGAGTTGACACTTGAACACGTTGTTGTTTAGTAACCTGCTTTAGTCCTCCCTTATCTTTATCTTTTACAGCGACTACACTCACCTCTCCATTCTCATCAAGTCTTTCCATCATTGTAAATGTATCTCGTGTACTCTTGCTTAATACTGCAAGAGCTTCTAACTTTGGCATATAGATAGCTTCGTTAAATGGACAATCCATATTAACAGGCATTAATCCAAAAGTTTTCTCACCATTTGTAGCTGTAGTGTACAGCATCATGTTTTTTTCTCTCATGTTTACTTGTTTAAATTTAGGGATGACAAATCTACGTTAATTGGGGATGTTTTCAAAGTTTCTTTTTCTAAATCAGGTTTGTCTATTAGCTCTTTACCATCCTTAAGAATATCCACTGATATATTTAAAAGCTCAGCGTAGTCGTTATAATGTTCAGAAGGATATAAATAGGAAGTAATATAGTCGTAAGTGACAGTTCCAGACTTATAAAAAGACAGTATCTCGTTTTTAATTGTTGGAAGAAACTTTGAATAAGACCCTTTCATAAAGTCATCCCATGTGGTCTTGTACTTTGCGTCATTGAATGTAAATAAGTAAATGCACGTACCATCTTCAAGCTCATAGTAATTGATAAATCTAGGATGTTTTAGAAGATACTGCTTTTCAAGTTCTTGATCTATAGGAGATACAAACTTTTTATATTTACAAACAAGAGTATACTCTTCATTAGGACTATTGCTCCAAGAGACATATGTGCTAATTGGTAGTAGTTTCTTGGAGATCTTAAGCAAGGGATACAAAAAGAACATGGATTTCTGAAAGTACCCCTTGTTTAAGTTTTTTATTTTACTACGCTTCTCCATAGTGGTGTTTATAGGACCACCTCTCCTTTTACAAAGTCATAAGGCAGAGTGTAGTCTTTGTTAGTGTAATGATAATCTGCCTTCAAAAGTACAGATTGTAACTCAGATGTCCAATTTTTCATTGTTGCTGAGGATACAATAAAGGGATACATCTGCAGATTTTTATCTATAACAATAAATCTGAACTCTACTTTGTAACCCTTACGTATTAACTCTTCGTACTTACTAACAACAAGAAGATTATATATAGCTGCCTGAAGATCATAACGATAGAACTTAATAGACTCAGGAAAATCTTTAAGTGTTTTACTTGTAGTCTTGATATCATTAATGCGGATCACTCCATTACCTGGATCAATAACCAGATTATCAATCATACCCTTAAGACCAAATTCAAACTTCTTAAGTTCCATATCTACCTTAACCTCGTTATAAGACTCTACAGTTGTCCACCATTCTTCTTTACTATTAGCGTTAATCAACTGACAAATCTCTTTGTTTTCTTTAATCCTTTCAACTATTGCTTTGCATCTTTCGTATGTATCAAAATCAACATAGGTTTTTCCTTCGCTATTACGTAAGAAGTTCCAATAGTTTACAGTTTCTGCTGTCAGCATTTTTTCTATACGCTGCTCATCAGTCTTGAGAGTTTGATAGAGATTGATATCTTTTAAGACATCAATGATAGCATTTGCATGGTCTGCTAGATTAGGTTTATCTTCTGCACCATTAGCAACAAGTTCTTTGTTGTGTGCATACACTCTATCAACCACAGCTTTAGCATTATCGCTAGGAAGCTTAGTAGTGGATAGTATAAACTGCTCCTCAAACTTTTCAGGTTCTAACAGTAGAGCGTGTATCACTTTACCTTCTGTAAGATAGGACTCTAGTTTCTCTTCTTTATCACCTAGCACATATTCTTTATAGAATACTTCTGGACAATAGAGAAGCTTATTTAAACTACTATACGAGAAATAGAACTTCTTTTCGTAGAAGCTATTCTCCTGTAATACTGTAGAAGGATTAAAACCTTCTACAAATTGTTCTGTTGTAATTGTTCCTGTTTTCATATTAATCCCAGTCATCAATGTTTTCTGCTTCGTTAAAAGCTAAATAAAATGTAGATCCGTCAATAAGGTCAAGGTAGATGCACCCGGTAGGGTCACATTCTACTTTAACTACGTTTTCAATATCAAAGGGAACATCCAGAAACTTTTTGATGTTATCCCAAAATAGTTGCTCTGTCATGAGTTTTCAATTTTGTTCCATACTTCTTTTCTTTCTAAAAATGTACGGATGCGATCTGCTGTATTTTTATCTGTAGTGAGAGCTTCAGTCATTGCTAAAAAATCATGTAGCTCATCTATTTCCCTACTTATGTCTTTTAACTTAAGTAGGATTCTTTCAAGTTTTTCTTTGTTCATCATGTTTGATTATTTAAAAGGTGGTGGTTTAAGATTTTCTCCTGTTGATGGATTACCATATACACGTATATCATTTTGATCTACTGTGCGAAGTTCTCCAGTCTTATATATTCTGACTATAAATTGTGGGTTAGAATGTATAGATCCTGCTATCATAAATACAGCAACTCCATATCCTAATCCTTTTACCTCAACATCAAATGGATTGAGGATTTCATGGATGCTTTGTACTATCATCCTTTTCTTGTTTTGTTTTTTTATCGTGACATTTGGAACATAAAACTTGTAACCCATCAATCTCACAGAATAATCTTTCTACAAATCCGGGAAGATCATTAGCACAGCGTAGAGTACCTGCAGGGGTAATGTGATCAACATTTACATGTTTATCAGGAAACCATTGTTGACACTGCTTACACTGGTATTCAAACTTCTGACGCTTGTTAGGTCCTTTATATGGACGACGAGCTTTTAGTTTGCACTGTGTAATAGGTTTCCACCATCTAGACTTTTGACGGAGAGCACTTCGGATAAAACTCCAAAATGCAGACTCCGTCATAGTACCAGAATTACGAGGTTTAGCTACTCGTGGTTTCTTTATCTTCCTTCTCTTTGTCATGAATTATTAAGCTTCTTGTTTATTAAAGGTACAAGTTTTTTCTTTACTATATCTGGTCCGTGCGCTTTGACAGCATCCGCCACATCTTTCTCAAGATCAAAATACACATAGTCAATATCATAAAGTTCTTTGTATTTTTTCATAGCTGCTATCCCTGCTTCATCGTTATCAAACAAACTAAGGATTGTTTTATACTTTTTCTTAAACTCTTCCATTACAATCTCTTTGATTATTGTATTCTCTGAGTCAGGAACTATAAAGCTGCATTTTATTCCTAATGACTTCATTACCATTGTATCTTTAAGACTAGATGCTATTATAAGACAATGTCCTTCTTCTAATTGGTCAGATCCTTGTAGATAATCTTTGATCTTTATAAACTTATGCTCCTTTACATTCGGTTGATATATTTTGTATAAAGTACCTTCAGCAGTAAAGTAACCATATAATAGTAATCCCTTAATTTCTAAACTCTTAAGCTCACCGTCTTCTTCTTTAGACATTGTATAGCTTTCTAAGGGTTTTATATTATATCGCTCAAGTAATAAAGATGAGATATTAAACTGAGACCAGAATTTTTGATCGCGTGCGGTCCATTTTCTTATTTTATGACTAGTAACTTTAAACCTACTTCTCACCTTAAATTCGGTAATCTTATGAGCATCACCATTATTTAGGAGAATGTAATTGTTATAGTCTTCTATAATCTTTTCTCTAGCTGTGTGGTAGTCTATAGAAAATAGTTCTTGAACAAGCTTTATTGGACCACCACCCTTACCTGTAGAGAAGTCTTTAAATACATACTTATTAGTCTTCTCAAATACGTAGATGCACATACTAGGTGTCTTATCTTTTGAATTAAACACCGAGTTGATCTTAATGCTTTGTCCTGTAAGTTTTTCTGTAAGCTTACAGTAGTGTTCAAACATCCACGTATCCGGAACATTTTTACATGTTTGTAAAAGATATTTCGTGGATAGCATAGACAAAATAGGGGTGAGAAACTCCCACCCCTTTTGTTTTAAATGTTAATGTATTAGAGTTCGAATCCTGTTGGTTTCCAGTTTTCTGATTTAGAAGCTGCTGGAGCATCCCAACCTGATACAGGTTCATCTGCTTTCTTTGTATCATCTTGCACATGTTTTTCATATGCAAACTTTGTTACAGCATCTGCTTTTTCTAGTGGTGCAAAATTAACTGTAGATACTGATCTATCATATTTTGGCAGATAGAGGGTATAATCTTTGTTACCATCATCTTTCAGATATGCAGAACCACCAATGCACCAGTTTAGAAATACTCCGTTATTAAGAAACTTTGATGCAGCTGCTACAAAATCTTCAATGCTCTCAGATTCGATATTATCAATTTCAGTTCTTACACCTAATGCTTCTGCTAAAGAAACAATGTCACGTAAAATCTGACGGTCTCTTGAAACAGGGTAACCAGATTTAGTTACCATATCTTTATATGAGTATTGTGAGAACTTAACGCGTGCCACTTGACCTTTTGCACGACCTAGTTCAGGTTTCTCTGAGTTATAATAAAACCCTTCAAACTCTGGACCTAGATCTTCTCCTTCTAGATTCATTATAAGAAACAATGCATCGGGGTTAGACTTTTGTTGCTGAACAAATATGCTGTTCACTTTAGCTTTAATGTTGCTAGGTCTAAAAATTTTGGGTGTCTTACCACCACTTTTCTGTGTTTGGATGTCCTTTGTTGTTAACATGATTGATAGTTTATAAAGTTATTAATTCTCATAAGCAATGATTGCTTCTCTTACAAATTGCAAATCGTTTGGAATCTCGAAGGTAGTAAACATACCCTTTGGACTTTTACAGGTGTTCTCGCTATTATTCTGCGTCTCAAATACATAACGTAACTCTCCTTCTTTATTCTTCTTCACTTTGCCGAACAAAACTATGGAAAATAATCCTTCCAACGTCAACTTTTCGTCAACCATTTTTCCAATAGTTTTTGCTTTCACCCTACGCTTACCTTCTAGGTCAGTAGATTCTTCAGCGTGTGTAAGATAGAATACCATAAGATCGTCACGCATTAAAATAGGAAGCTTTGCAATGTGAGCTAGAGCAGCACCCATCTGGGTAAACTTCTCATAACCTTTCTCGCTAGCTCTTCCAAAATATTCAAATGCACTCATATACTGAAAGTCATCAATAACAATGTTCTTAATCTCTTTACGCTCATTGTTAATAATCTTCAGAACTGCTTCAATATCAGCAGGTTTTGATACAGCTGCTACATTACCTTTCTTGGTGGCAATGTCAAATTGCGTGTACTTTTTCTTCCATCCTTTAAACGGAAGAGGTTTGTTTGCTACGTTGATGATAAATGTTTCTTCTGGTTTCAGATTCTCAATCGAGGTAGACTTACCCGATCCAGACTCTGCGATGATGAGGATACTTTGTGCCATTGTTATTGTTTATTTGATTTTTTGATGAGATCATTTAACCACTGCTTATTACTCTCTGGAACACGTAAGTCAATACAAGCTCTATCTCTTGCTGTTAACTCAGAATAGTGACAGTCAGGATATTCTTCATCTGTTGGTTGTGGTAATTCTATGTTTTGACTACTTGTACTTTTAGATTCTTTTGGTACATCTACAAGGATGAGAGTATCAAGAGGAACTAGATAGCGATCAGCTCCTGACTTCTGTAAATGATTAACATATGCTTGTTTATAATCTGCTCTATACGGAAGATAATAAAGTGTAGGTTCAGTGTTCAGAGGTAGGTTATCACCATCTGTTAACTCAATGTACACACCTTCTGTCTTTGTTAATTCTGAGTCAAACATTCCTACAACCAGTTCAGATACTATTCTGTCCGTAGGGATGTACGCCATCTTAATCTTAAAGAATGGCGGTTCCATAAATCCTAATCGTTTAAAGTTGTCCATATTCCTTTCTCTAAGGATGGACTCTGCTACTTTTCTTTCCATTTTGTTTTGTGTTTTCATTTTGATGTTTATTTGGGTCTTATTGCTGTTGGTGGAGCATCCATATCATATATCATCATACGATCAAATTCTGCACGCATAAAGGATAACTGATTAGATTCTCCGTGTCTATTTTTTAAATAGTGTACTACTAAAGTTGATTTATCTCTTATTGTATACTTGAGTGGACCATATTGTGTAAGACCGTGTTTGAATGGATTGTTAATTCCAAGAACAAGATCTGCGTGTTGCAACAATGCATCACCTCCATATATATCTGAATCAAGTAGGTAGTTACCAAAAGTTCCAGGTTTTAATCTTTCAACACTTTCACAATCTCTATTGAGCTGTGTCAGGACTATAAAGATAACCTTAAATCTCTTAAGTTCCGTCATCATTTTGGATAAATTATGAAGAGTTTCAAAACTATCCTTTTCTGATGCATCCTTTCTCACCAAAATAGAGTGATCTATAGTGACAATCAAGGGTTTATTAAAGTCTATTAAAGCTTGTTCTATATCCTTACGTATCTGCTTTACAGATCCGGGTTGTTCTATGATATAGATGTCTTTATTCTTATTGTTTTCTACATAACTAAGTACTGCTTGCACTTCTGCATCGCTCACCTCATCAAACACGCTGGCAAGTTTTGTAGACTGTACTCCTGTTTTTGCAGAAAACTCTCGCATTGCTGTATGCTTTGCTAACATTTCAAATTGAAAGTCTAACACTGCAAAGTCTTGATCTGGATTAAGTTTATGTGCTTCTCTTGTTATAAGATTAGCAAGCATTGTTTTACCACCCCCAGGTCTACCACCTATTACAATAATGTTGTTCCATTCTAATCCGTTAAATGTTGCACGATTCATTTTTTCCCAAGGAGTCTTGATGCTTTTTTCTTCACCGCTTCTCCTCTTATGAATGTAATCAATTGCACTACTATAAGCTTCACTAATGTGTATCCTTTTGCTCATCTTTTTCGTCTGGTTCTATTCCTGTTAATTTATATACAAATATAAGGCAATGTGACATACCAAGTATCGATATTTCTATAAGTATATACTTGATAAATCCAATATCAATAATCAAAAAATCTACAAGTTTCCAGTTTATAATTGAGAAAAGGATAGATATAATCAATCTGTGTATCCACTCTGGTAGTCTCATTTATAATACTTTATGGGTTTCTACACTTGTTGGTATATGATCATCACCTTCTTTTATCATATCACAATAAGATGCTAATGTGGATATAACTATGTTCTTTTCTGTTTTTGCTATAAAGTAACCAGATGTCTTCATATACTTATAAGACTGAGCTTCATATTCTGATACATACTTTTTAGCAGCTTTGATAATAGTATCCCAGTCATAATCGTAGTTTAAATGAAACCACAAGAACTTCTTTTCCAACTCCTTTACAGGGACTCTTGATGGGTATCCTGAAGGTAACATACCTTTTGGAAATACCTCTCTATATTCTTTTACTCTTTCGAGTTCATCATCTGAAAGTTTCACATTACGTGTAACCTTCCCAGCAGAAGACTTAAACGTTGCTTCAAACTTTTCTACCACTTCAACTGCTTTGTTAGTCAGCTTGCTGTCTTGTATATATCCTGTTGACTCTAACTTCTTTAGCTCATACTGCAAAGTGGGAATCTTTGGAATTTGTTTGTGGTAGATAGAAAGGAGTGTATAAAACTCATTAGGTGTCAGATTTAGGTTTGTTATGTAATCAAACAGCATCAACATGTTGTTCTTTATTTAAAGCGTCAAAAATAATTTTGTAAAAGTTCCTGAATCTTTCATCAGTCTCCAGCAGTTGATCTGCTCTTTTGTTCATATGAAGAATACTTGTGTGATCACGTTTGATATGTCTAGCTACAGCAACCAGACTAAATCCCAACACTTTACAAGCAATGTGACAAAATACACATCTCACTTCTACATACTCTCCTTTTCTTGAGTTGGTTCTCATTGGGTTTTTGTCCAAAGGAATTGGGACCACTTTCAGTAAATTGTTTTCTAAAATATCAAGACTAATTATCTTATTGATTGGTCCATTTTCCAAGTAGGACATCTTAAGATTCTCAATTTTGATAGTTGCGTGCATACCAGTTTTTTCAAATAGTTCCTCTATAAAAGCTTTGCTCATCTTATAAGCAAGTCTTTGTTGGTACTCTTTGGTCGAAAGCATCATAAATGCAGAAGGTTTAGGGGTTAATACATTGAAGATTCCAAAAAAATCGTTATATTATACTGTAGAGTATGCTCTGCATACACTATGTATATTTATATAGACGAAGGTACAGAATCAATGAAATATTTACAAGTAATTCACAAAATATTTTTAAAGAACCATAACCTGTTGAATATAAGTGGGTTAGAGGTTGCTGTCCTGTCTATGGTTAAATGTTTCACCGCATAATGCGCTAAAACCCCATGGATTATGTCCCAGCAAGATATCGCTACTAAACTAAAAATATGGCTGTTCCCGTCCCTAGTAACGATCTTAGGGACACTTATATGGAGAGATGTATCAGAAATGAAATCTGATATAAAATCACTGTTAGCACAATCAAATGTTGATAAGACAAGAATTGATAATTTAGAAAGAATGGTTTATAACAACGATAAAACAGCTATGTTGTTGGAAACCAACCCGTTAGGAGAAGAACCTAAAGAAAATAATTCATATTACGCATCTAAAGACTTGATTATCAATGACAGCAAAAAGAAAAAGTTCAAAATCTACCTTAAAAGAGTCACTTCTTAATCACTTGAAGGGTAATATCCATAACCTAATAGTGATTGTACTGATTCTTTTGGTACTACTACAACGATGTAATGATCCTAAACCACCTGGTACACCCACTGTAGTTCGTGATACAGTATGGGTGGTAAAGGATTCTACTATTTATTCTAGACCGCAGATTATTAAAACTATTCCTATAGATGTTCCACGTGAAACAATCATCAAAGAATATCTACCCGATACTAACTATAATGCACTATTAAAACAATACGAAAGTGTTGTAAATGAACTACTTGCGAAGAACATCCAACGAGATAGTATATCTGTAGATTCAATCGGATACGTTAAAATTACAGATACAGTGCAGAAAAATATGGTGGTTGGTAGATCCACCCAGGTGAATGTAAAGTATCCTATTATAAAGGAAACAATCACCTTACCTGCTCCTAAGACGAGACAGGTGTATGCTGGAGGTCAGATCTCAGGTAATTCTGCAGAACTGATTAATGGTATAAACGCAGGTTTGCTCTTGAAGAACAAGAGAGACCAAATATATGGTGTAACAATAGGACTAAATACTAATGGACAAGTGTCCTATGGTTTACAGTCCTATTGGAAAATTAAACTGAAATAATATGAAGTTCGGATTCAAACACTACTTTGCTCCTACTCCTAAGCGCTTGCGCGTTATGGGTGATAGTCTTGCAGCAGCTGGTACTTTTGGTGCTAGCATTGTCATTATGAATGGACATCCTTTAGCAGGAACCATTATTATGGTGGTAGCAGTGCTTGGTAAGTTCATTTCTAACTTCTTCACTGAAGAAACTATCGAGGTTAAACCTTCAAAGAAAAAGAAATGAATCTGATCCAGACTCCTTTTCCTGAAAGTCAATACATTAAGGAAGAGCATCCTAAATCTCAGATATATTTACATCACACTGCAGGTAATTCTGATGGTGTTAATGTATTTAAACACTGGGAAGCTAATAAAGAAAGGATTGCCACCTGTGTATCTATATCTGGTAAAGGATCTGTAGATGGACAAATAGTACAAGGATTTAGTTCTAAGTACTGGGCATTCCATCTAGGATTAAAAGAAAGTACATTCCAGAAACATGGAGTTTCTTATAGAAGTCTTGATAGAATATCTATAGGAATAGAGATATGTAACTGGGGTCAATTAAAAAAAGTTGGTGGTAAGTATTTTAACTATGTTAATAGAGTGGTTCCTGAAGATGAGGTGATCCAATTAGACACCCCATATAAAGGATATGAATACTTCCACAACTACACTGATAAACAGATTGAATCTGTAAAAGATCTTCTACTTCTATGGAACAACCGCTATGGTATTCCATTAGATTACAATGAGGATATATGGGATGTTTCAAAACGTGCATTAAGAGGAGAGAAAGGAGTTTTCACCCACAATTCTGTCCGCACTGATAAGATAGACATCTACCCACATCCCAAGATGATAGAAATGCTTAAATCTCTATAATTTTAAAATTTGTTTTATGAAACAACGTGCCTTCGTGCGTTATACTAAGTCTGGAAAGATTGTCCCAGGTAGTATGATTATAACGCAGGGTGACTATCCTAACGGTCCTGCAACATGGGCTGAGGTGACTGTCGACCTATGCTGTGACAATCCGGTTGGACCAACCACACCGTCTAAAAAAATGGGTTGGGTTAGATATACTAAAGCTGGTAAAATTGTACCAGGAAGTCTTATTATTACCGATGGCTACCCTAAAGGTAGTGGTGGTACATGGAAACGTGTAAGTATTGATCTATGTTGTGATGGTTTACCATCAAACTGTATTGAGTTTGTTGTAGACACTACAGAGGGTACATTCTTTAGTTTTAGCTTCAACACTTTAGGACCTATCAACTTCACTGTTGATTGGGGTGATGGTACTGTACATCCTGATGCAGGAGCTGGTGGATTCTATTTAGAAGAGCACACCTTCCCAGCAGATGACACTCAATATACCGTTAGAGTGTGCTTCGATGATATAAACAGTGTCACTGATCTTAACTTTTCTAACGACTAAAACTAAATAACTATGTCACAAATAGTATCAATAACGGGTTTACAAAATCTTGTGAACCTAGATTATTTTAACGCAGACTTTAACAGTCTTCAAACTGTTAATCTGTCTAATCTTCCTAATTTAACATATGTAGATGTTAGTGACTGTGACTTTCCTGGAACAGGCATTTCTAGCTTAACATCTGTTAACTTTTCAGGATCTACAGGTATTACAGAGATTCGTCTTGATGATAGTGATTTCTCTGCAGGACTTCCTAATATCTCAGCACTTACAAATCTGTATTGGCTTGATGTAGATCAATGTAATCTACCTTCCTTAAATCTATCTGGATTGAGCAACTTATTTTTTGTAGACGCTTGGGGAAATGATAATATGACAACAATTGACATTACAGGATGTAGCAGTCTAGTAGAACTTTACCTGGATAGCTGTGCTTTAACACAGCAATCCGTTGATCATATACTTGCTGAACTTGATGATCAAGGTAACACAGGTGGTTATTTGGATATTAGTGATACTGGAAATGCTTATCCTTCTCCTGCAGGAATGGTGAGTCTTGCTAACCTTCAGGGTAAGGGATGGAGTATTTATTACAATGCTCCTCCAAGTACCACTACAACAACAACTATTTAATAATCTTTAAAACTAATAGTTATGTCAGAGTTTAAATCATTTAAAGACTTCTATAACGGTCCTGATGAAAGAACCACCGAGCTCACTAAAGAGCAAAGAGAAGCAAAGAAAAAAGCTGAGAAAGAGTATTTGGAATATCTCAAAAGTGTAGCAGCACAAAGAAAACAATCTTAATATGAAACAAAGAGCATTTGTAAGATATACTAAAAGTGGAAAAATAGTACCTGGTAGTATGATTGTCACTCAGGGTTCTTACCCTGATAGACCTGCTTTATGGGCTGAAGTGTCTACAGACTTGTGCTGTGATGACCCTGCTTTTACTACTACAAGTAGAGTAAAAGGATTTGTTCGTTATACTAAATCAGGAAATATTGTACCTGGATCATTAATTTTATCTAAGTCTTACCCAAAAGGTGGTGGAATCTGGAGAGATGTCACTATTAATCTTTGTTGCGATCCTGGTCCTGAAGGGGACTTTTTACTATTAGAAAACAGCGTTCCTGGAGATTCTAATTACCTATTACAAGAAGATAGTGATCGTATTATTCTTTAAATCTTTTAAATATAACCGATATGTCAGACAAAAAAATTAGTCAGTTAACCGCAGCAACTACTCCTTTAACTGGAACAGAAATCCTTCCTATTGTACAGGGAGGACAGACAGTTAAAGTGAGTGCACAAAGTGTTGCAAATTTAGCACCAGCACAACTTCCTTCACAAAGTGGTAATGCAAATAAATATTTACAAACAAATGGTACTTCCGCAAGTTGGGACGCAGTTAATATAAGCACTGCGGATATTACTGGAACTTTACCTATTGCAAATGGGGGTACTGGACAAACGAGTGCAAGCAGCGCAATCAACGCTTTGTTACCATCACAAACGGGGGAAAATGGTAAGTATTTAACAACAAATGGTACAACAGCTTCATGGGCAAATGTAAGTGCTGGTTATCCGACAATAGCTTTTGCAGTTACACTAACATCTGGTTTAGTTGGCACTACACAATTAATAAATACAACAGGAGCAACCATAAGTATTACTAGTAGTACTAACATTATAACAGTTACATCATCGAGCAATATTTTTACATTAAATAAAACATTTTGTACGTCTAATGCAATTAGAAGCACAAACGCTTTCACATTTGGAATTTTGACACCTATATTTCAAAGAAGCAATGACAGCAGTTGCACATTTGATGTATTTGCTAATGATGGTTCAGCAGCTAATATATCCCAAATAACAGCACCAGCAGTTTGGCAATTTGAAATTGTAATTTATCCTTAATACCTAAAAAATGGCAAAAGGAAAAGCAGGTGGTGAATCTCGTAAGATCACCTTTGGTAAACGTAAAGGTGGGAAAGCTAGAAAGTCTAGCGGTCCTAAAGATAAAGCTGTCTCTAAGTATAGAGGACAGGGTCGTTAACGAATACTAAATGTATGGAAAGTGAACATGTTAAGAAAGCAAAGAAAGAAATTAACAACCTTAAGAGACGCATCCCTAATGCTAGCGATGTTCTTCCTACCGTTTGGGTACGACTTCCTTTTCAAACTGATAATGGAGGTAACTGGCTCATTCTGGGTAGCAGATCTTATCTTCTATGGAATCTCCGCTTCCTTCTTTGCATCCTATATCTTGTTGTCCAAGTACTTAAATAAAGAACGTACGTCTTAGGTTAACATTTACATAAGCTTACATACCCCCTCAACATCTTCTGTAAGCTGCCTAAGCAAAAGTAAGGGTCCCACAATCGGGACCCTTTTCCTTTACTACCAAGATATACCACCAAGATTCTTAGATGCTAACCATGTATTAATATCATTAAATACATGACCACCATCCCAGTCTTTATCTTTTTTATACGCTGCAGATGCAGGATGTGATACAGATATAATTGGATGTTGATATGCAGAAGCTCCCAGTATAGGACTTTCTATATACTCTCTGAATGTTTCTGCTTGTTTACCTAACAGAACAAATAGTACATCATCTTTCTTTGCTCTTATCTGATCTATAACAAATATCAGGAAATCTTTCCAAATTCCATAGTGTGTACCTGGTTTATTCATCTGCACAGTGAGTGCTGAATTAAGGAGTAAGACACCCTGATTAGCCCAACGTGTAAGATCGGGATCTTGTTCATGTGATCCTAATGCATTAAACATATACTTTAAACTGGGTTGTGCTTTACCTGTAAGTCCACAGGAAAACGCAATACCATCTGCTACACCAGGAGTGAAATAGGGGTCTTGTCCTATCATTACCACCTTAGTTTTACTCCAAGCACACTGTTCAAATGCTCTAAACACATATTTTAACCCAGGAGTGAATCTCCTATCCATTGTAACTTCGTTATACAATCTTTGTATAACTTGTTCAAAATCAGAGCTATTGAGGAATAGCTTTAATACATCCCCCCATCCTGATTCTTGTAGTTTTGCTATAAGTTTTGTTTTGGTATCTTGTATAATACCTGTTTTTTCTTCAGTTGTTGTCATAAGTTTGTATATTTGATGTAACAAATATTGTATGGAAAAGTTACAGATTGAAAGAATAAAGAATGAAGGAATCATAGATATAAAACTAAGTGGTAGTTTTTATAAAAGAATCCAGCACGTTTTAAACTTTATAGCTTCTGTAGAAGATAAAGATTCTCTTACAGATCTTATCGATAAATTAAATGATGAAGTTTCTGATGAGAATTTTTCAGAATGGGAGACCGTTGTAGAAACAATGATGATCTTGTGTTCTGAAATAGAAACAAAAGCTAAAGAGCAAGGACATACAGAGATGGTAGATATAGAAGTTACACCTACCACCACTGATGCTCCTCCTGCTAACCTATAGGATAATCAATCGCTTGACCTATAGATACAATAGTCTCTATTACAAGAGATAGTTCTTCCTTACTGCATTTACCAAAGCTTTTACAATAGAGAAAGGTTTCTCCCTCTATTTCTTTTTCAATACATATACCAGCTCTGCGTTTAACTATCAGTTTCATATCTTCAAAAGTTTCTCCAATATGTTGCGATAGTTCTCTAATCATCGCGTGAATCTTTGCAAGCTGTGCAAGACTACCATCATCGCTTTGAACTTCCATATAAACTTCTAGCTTATAACCTTCAGGTAGGTTATTTATAAAAGCTTCATACTTTATTTTATCAGCAGCTGTTACATAATCAATTTGACCATTCTTTTTTTCTAATATGGTCATTAACGTATTCTTTCTCATAAGTTTAAAATTTTTTCACCTTGTTTAACCCAGGTTATTTTAGAGCTATCAAAATCCTTGAGAGCTTCTGTAATCCATTTCTCATCAACTGTACCTTTATAGCACAGGATGTGAATAGTAGCACACTCATCTGGATTTAAACGTAGTAGTCGTCCTATTCTTTGCGAACTCTTGCGTTCATTACCGTAAGCGTGCATAATAATACCTTCTTTTAGTCCTTTTATATTTACACCCTCATTTAACTGCAGTACACAGGATAGCTTAGTTATTCTACCAGCAGAGAATGCTTGTAGGTTTTCTTCACTATCAGGATTTGCAGAGTCATAAGTAATAGGACATATCCTACGAGCTTGAGCTATCGTATTAGCAAACAGAATACATTTTTCTTCTGAACTATCTAATAGTTTTTTAGCATATACCTCTTTACTAAGATAATCCATCATAGACTTCATACGAAGAACACTAGTTATTTGCTTAGCTTTTTGTGTCTTAGCACCAGCTATTCTTCTTGTCCAATACTCATACGAATCAAACTCTGATGTCCACCAACTTTTACCTTTACTTTCAATCTTAAGATTTTTTCTAGCATCAAGATATAGTTCGTGTACTACTATCTTATAGTCATTAAGAATTTGATCCTCTACAGCGTAGTCAGTCATATACTTATATACAATAGGACAGAATCTATTTACCATACGTCCTTTCTCTGAATCTCTCCATCGTGGAGGCGTACCAGTAAGTCCTAGTATATATCCGTTATATTCTTCTAAAAAGGTTTCGTGAGAATGTAATAAGCTATGACATTCATCCAATACAATATATGTATACTCTTTTGGATCTTTTTTGTTTAAAGATACATACGTAGTATATTCAATACGTTTCATTAGTGATTTAGAAATATGAAATCTTTCTGCATCTTGTTTCCAAGATTCAAAAATGCTCAACTTTGGTGCTACCACTAATATCTTATGTATCTTCTCTGTTATCTTATGATAGTGTTCAAGGTATTTTAAACCTATAAGAGTTTTACCAACCCCCATAGATATCCCTAATCCACATCTTTTATATTTAAGTGCTTCTGCAAGTGCTTCAGCTTGTACTTCATCTCTTTTACTCATTTTTAATGTTTAATCGTGATTCAGATAGTCCTAGTTCTTTTGCTTCAATAGGATGGAGTTCTATCCATCTATGACAACTATTGCAAGCAGCTAACCAGGTTGAAATGTTTAGATAATCATCACCCACTCTACCACGCTTATGATGTACTTCAGTTGCCACCTTTGTACAACTAGGTAAATTAGCTTGACAAAACTTATTTAAAGCAAGAAATGCCAATCTACGTTTATCGTAGACTGACATTTCCTTCTTTCTTTTATCACTCACCTTTTTTACAGGTGTGCGTTGTTTTGGTTTTTCTGGAGGATTAATACTATACCAGCATTCTTTACAATACTTCTGCTTCCCTTCGCTTTTCCAGATATATTTCATCTGATTGCATTGAGCGCATTTCTTGAGTTTTGATTGGATCATATTCTATTGATGATTCTATTAACATACCGCCAATAGCGGGTCTACCCATAATATCTACAGGTCCTTTAATCATATTAGCAATTACACTTCCTCTTTTTAAAAGGTCTTCAAGTAATGCTCTCTCTGTTGTTGTTTGTGGTAGTAATACCAATTTTGTTTCTTGATTGATTGTAACAAAAATTGTTTCCATTTTAGTAATTGTGGCTTGGAAAGATTATCTCCACTTCTTCAGCAAGTTCCGGTTGTACATCTTTGATAATTTCGTAAACCGGTTTTAGTTTATCGTGTATGGATTTCATATATAGATAATGATTACTCTGTAGCATTTCATCAAGTACTTTTTCAGGTACTTCTGTTTCTACATTAATAATACCGTGTTTAGTGGGTATTTTTTGATCCACTTTATGGTCTTCATACACTCTTTCATACTGTTCTTTAATAGTCTTTGCTGTAAAGAATAAAAAGATGATCTCTTGATTAGTTAAATTAAGTTGAGTCATTGTTTGGGGAACAGACCTTTTAGACGCAGATATTCTACAATCTCCTGTTCGGACACTAAGGTACGAATATCTGTTCTACTAACATCAGTTCCAACTGGATTTTCTTTGCAGACATCAACAAACTGCTTCATAAATTTTGAATGAGGGAATAGTTTTAACAGCAGGTTGTCTAGTCTTGTGCTAATGATTTCTTTCTTCCAGTTATATAGCACTTTCTCCACCTTTCTTGCTACGTCTAGAATATAATACTGACGTATTAAAGGCATTTCCTTTATCTGCTTATCTGTATATCTGTGTTTAGAATACAAAATGTCATTAAGGATTCTCCTGTGCGTAGGTGATAAAAAGTCATCTTTACTGGATAGAGCTCTTTGTCCTTTGTACACCTTGCCAAATAGAACAACTTCTTTTGTAGGTGTTTGATTTTCAAGCTTATAAACGTAATGCTTGTTTGTGTCTGTATAAACAACAGACATCTTGTTAGCTTCAACGCTAATTGTTTTGAATTGGTTAGAGGGTTTTTTGGGTTTCTTCCTTGTCATGTGACATTGATTTAAGGGTTTATAAATAAAAAAGGGGATAGAAATCCTATCCCCTCTTTTTAGAGTTGGTGTGTAAATACTTGATTTACTATATATTATTCTTCGTCAGGTGTGTAATCAATATCAGGTTTAACAGCATCTTCTACAATCTTATCCACTGGAGGAACAAAGTTATCTTCTGAATCAAATCTGGTAGCTTTACCTTCTAATATAGATCCAAAGAATGGATCTTCAATAGGTTCACCATAATTGATGGACAGCAAAAACTCAAATTCCTCATCATCCATTTCAAGATACTGCTCTACAGATATTTCAATTACCTTACCATTTGGTAGACTGTACAGCATTACTATTAATTTCTATACGAATTTAATAGATAACTGTCACATTTCCAATAGCTTACGCTAACAATTCAGCAGTATACAGCTATACCTTCTTTTTTTTCAGGTCTCTTACCACTCCTTTCCAGTAAGCGTTGGTTTTGTTAATAGCTAACTGACGCTCTTCAAGCTTTCTTTTAAGCTCTTCATTCTCGCGTTCAAGTCTATCAATTCCTAGCAGCTTCTTAAATAGCTTCAGCATATACTCTTATTTTAATTAATCAATTAATCCATTTATAAACTTGTGATATAGATTTGTAAATCTACCAGCAGTTTTTTGGGATTCTCCTTTGTCTTTAACTCTATCTGATTCGGTCAATTCTACTGTTGATTTAAGATCACCATTCTCATCCACCTCATATGGATGGCGTGTGATATTATATACAATTACATCATCGCCTTCTTCAGTACTTATATTGATAATAACAACTTCCTCTTTACTCTCTTGTTGTTTTTCTTTGTTGAATATTCTCATCCAAGCTTCTGCTACAAAAGAAATACATATAGGACTAATATTGTGCTTTTTTATCTTTTTGCATATTACTGGAATACCTTCTGACATAAAGAACTCTTTATCTTCTTCTCCTTTAAAATCTGTTTCAATATGAACTATTGCAAGTTGGTCTACATCTTCTTTTATTCCCATAATTTGTATATAAGCACTTATATTTCCTGTTTTATTTATTTCTCTTCGGATATTTTCGATTAGTTCTTCTTTATAGTTTTGTATAATTAGATCATATTTCATATATGTACTGTTTCGTAATCAGTAATAATCTCTATTTGTCCCTTATAGAGTCCTGTACCTAATGTATTTAAATATGATAGTAGGATGTATAGTTCTGATACAACATCATACCCCATTTCTTTGGAATTTACATTAGTTATTTTATAACCGCTTCCGGTATCTTCAGCAGATATTGCTGTTTGTGCTTTTGCGTGATCAGTCCATCCTATACCAGATCTAATAAGATGATATACAGGATTACCTGTTTTTTCATTCTCTGCTTCTATAATAGTATAGTCTTCGACACAATCACCACCGTATGTATCATAAACTCTTACTTTCATAAGTCTCTGGTCTTATCAAGTTTACCGAATACACCTTCACACATTTCATCAAAGTAGTCAGCGTTCCATACAAGAAGACTTGTAATAGCTGCCCATAAAATAATAGGAATTGATAACATCACTCCTACCCAGTAGTAAATAAACTTTAACATAGTTTAGTTTTTAGATTTAAAAAATGTCCCCAGTGTAGAAACACCGGGGTTGATTGCTTGTCATATGAAAAAAAACAGTGGAGGTGACGGGAATCGAACCCGTGTCCAACTAAGAACCTGTACATACAACGTCTCACATGCTTAGATCTGCAAGCTGATCAGTATAGGGAACCAAGAGGTCGCATCCACCACCTAGTTTTATGACTACTAGGAAAACTGCTTGTCAGTTTCTGTTGCCAGGTATGACTACCCCGTAGGTTAGGCAGCTACTGCTACTTCACCGAAGATAGAAGCAAGGATTGCTTCACCTTCTGCTACACGCTCAGACTGAGTCATTGCGTTTATTAGTTGATTCCGAGATTAAAGTGGTTGGAGAACCATCCCACTGCATGTGTACATACCGACTGCATAGCTGTCAAATCCATGCACCCCCAAGAATTATTCTGAATCAGCGTCTTGCTCGTCAAACATTTCCATAATGTTATCCAGCTGATCATTAAACTCTCTGACAATTTCTTCTTCATCTACATGTATAATACGTGGTTTTTTATTATCCGCGTCATCAATGTAGTAATATACTGGAACCTTAATGTTTAGGTTCTTTATAAGTTTAGCCTTCGTCATCTGATATAGTTATTTCAAGTGTGACTTCTTTAAATAAATCCCAAGGCATACTCTCATCTTGTAAGAGATCTTTAGCAGTTTGTTTAGTAAATGTCATAGGATAGAGCTGTGGTATTAAAGATGTGGTGTATGAACCGTCATCTGTAAAATGTACAAACTCATCCGTAATGATATACTGTAATGCTTTTAGTTTCATTTGTCAATTAAAATTAGTTCAAGACCACGATTAAACCAAAGAATTTCTATAGAAAGATTACATAGTTCTTCTTCGTATGTTCTTTCATGCCATATACGTAGTGCAGGAAGAATATAGAATGTACTGTGTAACTCACTGATTTGCAGTCTCATATGTTAATATTTACCTCTACCTCTACGATACGTTTCTAAATCGTCCATTTGTGTTTTTGCACGGGATTTTGACTTGATGGACTTTACAAAGTCTTCCCCTTTTCCTATAAGTTCCACTAGTGTTTTAATATTGCTAGACTTGAGTATACCTGGAGTATTTGGATTAGACCAATACTCTTGATATTTATCTCTAGGAATAGCTGACCAGTTTTTAGTCATTGAGTTGTAGTGGAATACATAATTGTATACATTCTCTTCCATATAAATGGTTTTATTCTTCGTCAAAGATTTTAATTTCTACGCTTTTAAGATAACCATCACTAGTGAAGTTACCATATACAGGATACATTCCATCACCTATCACAGTGGAAAATGCTACACCTGCACCAGTATGTCCCATCTTAAACTTTAGTTCACCAAATCCATCTTCAGATAATGTATGCATAGCGCAAGCATTATAACTAAAAGGGGCTTTTGGTTCGTGCTCTTCAATAAGCACCCACTCACCAGTGGAGTTAAGCTCGTTCATTGTCTTTCCATACTTAGGAATAACGCTTTCGTAGTTTTCAAAATCTACACGATATTGTAATCTATCACCTGTACTTTTGTGCTGATAAATACGGATGTCTTCAAAGTCTTCCTTTTGCCACTCGCTATCTATATAGCAAGGATCGCAGATTAGGAGCTGACCAGAGTCCACTGCAGCATACCCCATTAGTAGTGTTTCCATTTTTATTTTTTTGGATTATTAAATGTTTCTTCGTAAACTTCTTCAAATGTTTTGAAGTCTTTTCCTCTTCCAGCGTTCCAAGCTTGCTGTCCACCCATAATAAAGAACTGTCTAAGAAGACTTCTTTCCATTATGCGTGCTTGTTCATATGTAATGTCCCAAATAGCTTTTGATTTGGGTTGCTCATCTTGAATCTCTTTGATAAGTAGTTCTACTCCTGTTTTTTCCTTCATATTATTTTTTTTAAACGTTAATGTGCGTTATAATGCACAAAATGTGGGGTTTTTGTCCGTTATAAGGGACATTATATTGCACTTATTGTTAAAAAACTATACCTAATTCGGTATAATTCCGAATAAAGGTGCATTATTATACACTTTTACATATAATTATAGAGATAGGATATTACCAAAGGATATTAACCCCTTCTCAAACTCACCATCCTCTACACACGCAGCGTTAGAAAACATAGTGGGTGTATTAGAAAAGTGACTAACTCCTTGATTATTAAGGTCTTTATAGTTGTGTATATGACCAAAGCACACTAGTTTAAGCGTATCTTTTAGAGCATAACAGCGCTTCATAAGTGATAAGTCACCGCACATCTCTAGGTTATTCTGTCTATCATAGCTTAGATCACGGATACCCTTGGGAGGACCGTGTACAACAAGCACATCAGTATACTCTGGTATTTTCTGCCACACTGCGTGAGTTTTATCTCTAGCTTTCATAAATGCCCAGTCACCAAACGTTGGTGTAACAGGAGTTCCATAAAACACTACACCATCAATAGTGGCGGTAGCATTTTCTAGATAGGTGATTTCAGCTTGAGCAAAATGTGCTAGGGTAACTAAGTTCCTTTCGATAGATGTATCGTGGTTACCTGCTACATAAATCTTATGCTTTACAGGTACAGACTGATACCATTCTACAAAGTTGAGTACCTCTTCTCTGTTTCTATATGGATCTCTCCAGTTGGAGCAGTCCCCGCTGTGTACCACCACATCAACACCATCAAACCTTTCGTCAGGTATCATATGATGGAAGCTGTGCGTGTCGCTAATGTGTAGAATTTTCATAATAATGGGTTTTAAAATAACACTCTTATCTATCCAACTTACAAGTGTCATGGCTGTCCCCTTGCAGTGATTCTGCGTAGGTTAGGAATAGACTGTTCAGAAGTTCATCATCAGGTATAGTCAACCTGCTGTTACCAAGTAACCGCCACTTACCTATACGGTTATCATACCGTTTCTCATCGTATTAGGCATACTATCCAGTGATTAACCTGGAACGTGTAGTCAGGACAGGATTCGAACCTATGAAGTACCACCACGGAAAAACAATCCTTGAGAAAACAATTCCGCCACCTGACTATATACCCCCATATTCATTCCTAGACCAAAACCCAATCTGATAAGTAAGTAATATAGGGGTTTGTTATGTCAGATTATAGACCTCCATAACACGGTCTATTTCAAAAATATCAAATCTTTTTCAGATGGAGTCCATCCTTCTGGCATTGGATCATCATCCACATCGGAATCTACTGTTACAGGAACAGGGTTATCATTAGTAGTACCATTTATAAATGCTAGATAATCAGCAGTGTATATGAGTTTAATATCTTTAGTGTCATTTGTACAGATCTTATTATTCTTTACCATTACAGACCAAGAATGTTTAAAACCATACATATTCTTTACACCTGATATCCGAGGCATAACAAACTTATCACTTCCTGTACGAATATCTTGACATATAACAAACTCACTGTGAGCAGGTGTAATATTAACAATGTTAACGCGACCAACTACTACATCTTTTGGTGAGCTAGGATTACCAAGAGTTGCTTGTACAAGACACCCCTCGTGATATTCTACATCATTAATGGTGACATAGTTTCTTTCATATAATGGTAAAATCCACTCAGTATCATCAGATGTTATAATTCCAGCTTCATCTACGTCAAATACCCAACCATATTCATACTCAAATTTTTCATTAGCTTCAGTGCAACCATTCCAATCATCATCATCGTGACATATCCATGCTCTAAAAGCTCTATCTTCAAGATTCACCTTATTAATACAAAGCATTGCATCTGTAATTTCAACTGTTTCATCTGGATCATCTTGGTCTCCTCTAAATAGCTTTACTTTTATTTTATCACCATGAAATATTTTAATACCATCTACAACTATATACCATAACGACTTATCAATCTGTGCTTCTGATTTAACTTTAAGTCTTTTCATACAAGAGTTTTAAAAAAGCTCCCAGGAATAATTTCCCAGGAGCTTATATTATCAATCATCATCCTCGTCATCAGCTTGTCTACTCTTATGAGCTTTTGCTTCATTTTTGTAGCTGATGAATTTTTCTACGAACTTATCCTCATCACCATCTACAGCTTTATAAAGCATAGTCATACCAGCAAGCACGTGCTGTAACTTCTTGTCGGTATCCATTCTTAAATCAAGACGAGAATACTCCCATACAAGATAGACACGCTCATTATCTGTCTTCGCTTCATCAAGAATTTTTTCAATAACTCCTGTTTTTGTACGAAGATTTGAAGGTGCATCGTCAGGATCATCAAATAACTTATTAACCATAACTGCTTGATTAATAATGTTGAACAATACCTTTGCGTCCAATACATCAGATCTGTGATCTGGAATACTCAAAGCAGCTTGGACATTACCTGCTGAGTGATCAAATTTTACCATTGTCGGTAGTTTTAGGGTTTAAAGATTGTTTTACCATTTTCACTGCTTCAGTGTGACCTTGCAGTGACTCGTTATACGTTTTATATCGACGTTGAAACTCGTCATACTGTCCACCAAATATCATTGTCTCAAATAATATGGGTGTTGATTCGTCTATAAATGAATGATCCCATCCAAGGAAGACTGTTGATATTTTAATGTTGTCTATATAATCAATAGCAACACGTTTCATATCATCAGTCATTCCTTTTCGGAACTCATCAAAACTCACAACATATGGATTCTTATTCTCATCTAAAAGATAGGAGTTCATGATTTAGTTTTATGAAGTTGTTCGAAAATAGAGTTTACCTGCTTAACAGGACCAACAGCATTAAGACCAATGACAGCGGTATATCCAAAGTTATCTTTCTTTTTGATATCACTATCATCCATTGGCCTACCTAAACCACTGGTAATATGGAACTCACTAAATATTTCAGCAAGAAACACAGACTCACGGAAAGACCCTAATGTAAATACAGGAGCAAAGGTAGTCCAATTGAAACGCTCTTGTGCAGATTTAATCTTTGCTTGCACAATACAATACTTACCTGCTAATTTAGGGTCTTTGTATGTATCTGATGAAAACGAACAATACCATACTTCTGTTGCAATACCAGCTTGTTCTAGTGCATAGATGGTAGGGATTGCTGTTGCTGCCACCTTACGAAATGATTCTTGATCTACACACGCAGAACCACAGATATTAATAGCAATCTTTACAACAGGCTTTCTAGCGTTTTTGTAAACACCAAAATATCTATCCTCACCACTGAGTGCTTTTGGAACATTCAGTCTGAACCCGTGATCAGTAAACTCTATGCGTTTACGGTAGGTGCGTGCTTGTCTAATAAGATCTTTATACTTCTTATCAGCCATAGTTTTCTTCACCTCAGCTAGACACATATCTTTACCCTTCTTAGGATCAAATCTCGTAGTGTGAAAACCATCTTTACTTTTTTCGTCACCATAACGCCAGCTTGAATCATCTGTCATATTATCCAATTGACCTTGATTTCTAGGGTGCATAGTGGCAGGAGGATTATCTATATCAGTATTAGCAAAGAAATCTGCAACAGATTCATACATAATATGATATGTATCATCTTTTATAAATCTTTTCATATGATTTATTTTAAAGTTAAAAAAAAGCAAAGGGGTTTTTACGCCCCCTTGCTATAACCCATCCATCAGGACACTCCAACAGTGTTTTTTAGCTTTTTCTGAAGCTCTTCATCCCAATGACTAGAAATCATATTTAGGATATCCTGCTTACAGAAATTGTTGAACAGTAATGTAGATGCATCAAACACAGAGCGCGTTGAGAACTTCTCGCTTTCTACGTGAGAGTTCATAAATGCTCTGATGCCCTGCATCCATACATAATGATCACCAGCAATGCTCTTCTCGATGTTCTCATCATAGTCGATGAATATACGACACAGTTTAAAACGATCGAGGAATGCCATATCCTGCATCTCTCTACCCTGATATTCAACAGAACCTGATCCCCACGTATTACCTGCTAGAATACAGAAGAAATCCTTATGCTTTTTAGCAATAGGATTACCTTGTCTATTAGGTACAGAGATCTGTCCGCTTCTGTCAAATACAGCGTTAAGCACTACAGCAATAGATGGTGACATTGCATCATACTCATCGATTAGAAACAAACCACCGTTCTCATAGAAGTCTAGGAACTGTGATGTAACATAACCGTTGAGATTAGCAAATCCCACCAACTCTGACTTAGATGCCTCCATATTACAGGAGAAGGATGCATAGCGAAGCTGCATAGAATCAGCAGCTTGTTTTGCTAGCGTTGATTTACCAGAACCTGTAGGTCCTACAATCATAGCTTGCTTAAACAGTTGCAGATAACTGATGAGCTTCGGAAGTTCTTTGTGTGCAGAAGGATTGTCAATTACTGCTTTCAATTCACCTTTTAAGTGAATCTGTGTGCGTTTGCTCTCTAAAAATGACTCAATAATCTTTTCTTTCTTACTAGAGTAGTCGTCTTTAAGTGCTTCCAACAGCTCCTTCTTTAACTGTTTGGTTAGTTTGTCTTTTTCTGATACCACGACATCAGACAATATACCGTGGATTTTTTCGTGTCTGAGCTTGTACATAACAAGTTTATCGACACGTTCTTGAATTGCTTGTTCGGGAATCATCACTTGAAATCCCGTTGTTGTTGAAGTGTTACTCATCTTCGTTTCTATTTTAGGGGGTTTTTGAATACTCTGTTCTTTTTTAACTGTTCTAATTACATTAAAGTAGGTGTTGGTACAACTCCATCTAATTGGTTCATTTTTATCACCATAAAAGAATAGATTAAAAATACCATCATGAGTGGTGCTACTTGATTTAGCTTTCACTGTATAAGTGCTACCTTTTGTAACATACGCATATCCACCTGTATGTAATATCTCAATGGTGTCTCCTGCTTCTATATCCTCGTAAGCAATCTTTTCTATTCTAATTGTTGTTTTTTCCATAGGATACACCATTTTTAACAGTGAGTAAGAAGCTTGTCACTACACCGCACTTTATAGAAAAGTCAGCGTTGTTGTGTGCATACTTGCACAAGTCCTTGAGAGACTTTGGTACATTTAATGTAACAGGTGACTTAGTCCAGCTATCAGATAGACGCTCTAATAGCATCACTCTAACAGGTGCTGGGATTCTTGCATCACTAATGTTTTTTAGCACTTCAATAGTGCCAGTGATTGTACTATCTAACATATCAGATAGTGCATTTTGAATGAATTGATGTTGGGTTTCCATATGTTTAGGTTATTAATTACAAAAAAAGCAGGAGACAATTACATTACCTCCTGCGTTAGAACTACTTGAGTAGAAATTAGAGGAGCGACTATACGGGATGAGCTGACGCGTTCCAGAAACTAGTATTCTGTACTAAGCTAAATCAGAGTGACCGCCAATACGGTTCCGGTTTTTCTACGTTTCGTTCTAGGATGTGTGTTTTACATCTTTGCATCAGGGGTGGAATCGAACCACCCTTAACACCATGCTGATAAATTATTATTCAATATCGTATTCTCTTATTTTACGATATAAAGTACGAGCACTAATACCAAGAGCTTCAGCAGCATTATCTCTATGTCCTTTATGTCTTCTTAAAGCATTAATTATAGATCCTTTTTCCAGTACTATCATAGGAAGAATATTTTCTTCATCGTCTTCATATCGGTTATTCTTATATTCTTCAGAAGGTACTTTTAATGGTTCATATTTAAAAGTGTCTATCTCTTTTTTTTCTAGCTCATCCTGTAGTATTTTTACAAACATGCGTTTTAATTCTGTTACATCTTTTTTCATGTCAAAGAAAAGCTTGTAAAGAATTTCTTTTTCTGATGTATTAGCTTGTACTTCAGCTTTTAATTTTTCAATTAATTCAGATTTTAGGGTTTCAATATCCATAGATTTAAGTTTTAGAACTAGGAGGGGGAATCGAACCCCCTCTAGAACCATTCTAGTTAAGCACACTCGTTAAAAAAGTTAAAGATGTTATCTTTATCTCCATTAACAAATGTGAGTTTTTCACTATTCTTTTTCAGATAGTTACAAAATCTTGTGTGATTATAAGTGGAAAAGTTTTGGGTTACGTATTCTACATAAGCACCTACAAAGAACTTATTAGAAATACGGTCCATACGAGGTACAATGTTCAATACATCAGTTACAAAATCTAAGATTTGTACTGCTCTATCTTCGTTTTTCACTTTAAATGTACCCTTCTTGATAACCGAGTTTACTCCACCACTACCAGCATTTCTACCACTAAGAATAGAAGCAATAGTTTGCACTTCAAGATCATACTGATTAAAGTAGTGAGATAGTTTCTTATAATCAGGACGGATAAATGACCATATTTGGATATAGTCTTTTAACTGCCATGACTTAGAACTTGAGTTTAACAATGCTGTTTTCTCTACTAATTCTTCTTCGTTTTTGATTTCTATCTCTACATATGGAATATCCATATTTAGACGAAGAAGAGCAAAATAGAGGTGTTGACCATCAATAATGTACCAACCTTTAAGACCAGCAAAATCAAGATATGCAACTACAACAGGACGGATGATCCCCATTAGTTGTATAGATGTTGCAAGAAGCGTCACTTGAGCAGGAATAATGGCACGGTTGATACCTTCTAAGAACTTAAAACCAATCTTCGCTACTTTCTCAAGGATCTTTACATTAAATAAATCGCGCATCTTTTTACTGTAGGTGTTACGCTGACCTTTTGTTTTTGATGATTGGTTCTCGGTTTGAGGTTCATCAGGTGTGACTCGCATTTTACCTTTCTCTATTACTAGAGCTTTTCTTTTGACAGTGAGTTTGTTACTGTCATTCTTTTTTTTGTTTTTCATACAAAGATGAATTTAGGGTTTAAAATAAGGGTTTCAGAACCAGGGAGAGGAATCGAACCTCTCCTTGCTACCATACTGGTTAATATGTGATCACCAATCTCTGCACTCCATCTGCGTAGTTCATAATAGAAATGCTTTTGATGGGAACATAGATGGTGTTACCTTCTGTTTCAATAACAGTTGGTGTGGTGTACACATCGTTTGCTCTCACAGTTTTAGATCCTAGGGGTTTACCAAGTTTAACAGTCGGATCTATGTCTGTTAATCTTTTACCTGTTAGTTTACGCCAATAAGCGTATACAGAGGCATAACTGTGCTTCGTTGTCCGAGAAAAGGATCTAAGTTCTTTTCTGGTAGAGAGTGTAGCTAACTCTTTTAGCTGACTATCAGTGTAATACTGATATTTTTTACGTCTTCCCATGATTTTTAACGGGTTTTATGGTGGATTAAAAAATACAAATAAAAGGGGAGTGTAGAGACACCCCCCGTATTGCTTATGCTTACCTATTACTGCTTTACGCGAGTAATAATCTTTGAGCGTCCTTTACATCCATATCCATTAGTGGCACAGGAGGAGAACAAGGATGCTACAGTGAGTAGAAATGCGATGTACATAAGGATGTACGCTCCAGGGATCTTATTCATATGATAGAATTTACATTACTTCCCCTCTGCGTTCAATGGTATGCTAAACACACATATGTCACCATATATGCAGACCTAATTACCACTGTCTGTCCTTGGGAAACAGATTATGACGCATTAAAAGTTCTGTGAATCTCCTTATAAAAGGATATACTACCTTCACAGACAAACCAGTAGTCTGGTATCACCCCTAACTATGTCCTTAAAAAAGGAGAAGGCACTTGCGTCTCCGGACACAGTGGGTATACTATCATTCATTATCTGCCATAAACACGCTATCTAACACTCCTGTCTTTTCATATGGGACAGTGGCTACATGACGTCCGTGGTCAGATATCACCATAGCACTATCTTCAAGTGTGACTTGGTAGTGCCAGGATTTACAACATTCAGCGGGTGCTTGACGGGTGCTACAAGAGGCTAATAACACCCCTAATAACACAAACAACATCTTATACATACACTATAACAGTTTTATTATAACAGATCTCTGTATGTCTATAATAGACACATAGGAAACAGATCTTAATACATATATATCTATAGCCATCTACTGGCGATGACACATTTACACTTTCTACCACTTTCTCCCACCCATAGAAATACCACTGAGGAGTCCACCCACCCCCTAACTCCTTCACATTCAACGAATTACGTCGTTTAATCCTGTAAATCTATGCATTTGCACTGTGACACCCGACACGTGTAGGTGCAGTCCATATATTGTCCATACAAGGTGCTGTGGTGATGTGGTGAAAAAGAAAAAAGAACCCCCGTCTATATGAGCGAGGGTTCTTATGTTATTGATTAGAACGGAGCGCTTTCTGTTTCAAGCGTCAGTTCAGCGGGTTGCTCCGCAGATGGTGTTTCATCTGTATCGGGAGCATCAGCAACAGCAGGGCGGGATGCTATGCGTGCGAGCAAAGCGAGTTTCTTTGCGTTCATAATCTCACGCTCTTTCGCAATCTTCACTTGCGCGTTGGTGCGAGCGAGCAGTTCGATGTTCTCTTCCTTGTAGATGTCACTACGCTCAATCGTGTGATTGAGGGAATTGAACAGCACTAAACGCTGTTTACCTTCGAGCGCCATTTCCACTCTCTCGTCCCCGTTGATGATTGCACCTGTCTCACGGTCAACGAAGTCTTTCGTCTTAACAGAGCAACCTACCAAACGAGATAAGCTTTCGGGTGCAGTGTCATAACCTGCACGAGTTAGAGAGTTGTGGGTAACACCGATTTCGAGGGAGTTACCGTCGCATACTGCGGAAAACATAGCGTACGCAGTTGCATTAGCACCAAATAATTGAGTAGGATTGGTGAGACCTACGATTGTCAGCGTCTTTGCCATACAATTTGAATTTAAAATTAAAAAAAAAGATTACGCATTTATATAGTTTAAAATTACAGCTTTGATACTGTGTGATAAACGCAAGATGCACGATAGTAAAGGTGTCCTGCGTAGCAGAGTGAAATAAAGCGGGATGTAAAAAAGGGGGAATAACCCCCTTTGTGTTAACATTCGTAAGACTGCGATTCTAATGCATTTAATTCTTTTTCGTTCTTTAAATCCTGCATAAATCTATCGTAGTCGTCTTTCTGTTTCATCTGCTCAAACCAATGGTCCATAGCAGATGACTCTTCTGCTGGCGTAGCAAACCCGTATTTGATGTCGAGTCTGCGTTGCATTACAGATTTGAGGAACATATTTAGTTCCCGGATGTTAGCACTATGTACATTAGTGTCAGATGTAATCCAACGGATGTGTACATAATACCATTGACCTGCATCTGCTGTTCTAACCTGTGCGTTAGCAAATGGTGGCATAAGAGTGTCTTTGTCTACGCGCACGCGGATTTTAGCGTAGAACAATTTGAATGTCTCGATGTTTACGGAGCTAATCCCGTAAGGAAGCATGATGACTTTGTTGTCCATAATGATGGATTTAGGTTAAGGAAATATATATCTAATTCATATAGTTTAAATAAGAACCCCTACGGACTTTCGTCTTTCGGGGTTTCCTAACCATTAAAAGGTCTCGTCTTCTAGACGACCGCAAACTTGCAGTTGATTGATACCACGAGCACCCCATTCTGTATGGTAGTTGATTTGCTCCTTGAGCGCTTCAATAGCACTCTGTTCGTCGCAAGCTACCACATCGAAGGTGTCCTGTTCTACATCAATCTCTTCTGGTGAAGAGAAGTTTACGGTGATGATTTCCACTACAATAAAGTAGGTGTACATAACAAATGATTTAGGTTAAGGAAAATTGTTACATTCAAATAGTTTACTTCCACCAGTAGTCTCTGGTCCAAACGAAGGGTAGTCCGAGTACGAGTAGAACATACGTATACCCCACCCATCCACCGTTTAGATTTTCATCACTCCAATAAAATGTGTCATCTGAGGGTTCTACGAGCATAAGCATAAACAGCATCACCCAAATGCTGAATAGCGCGATTCCGATAAACTTTTTCATATGATTAGAATTTAGATAACATAGTTAAGAAAAGGGGAAATGCGGAAATCCCCTTTTCTCTACAATCAATCCCTGGTATCAGGATGATTACCTATGTAAACGCAGAATAGCAGGTTTAACATAGATAAGATCATACCAAATACAAAGAACCAATGCGTAATAATCTGCTTACTCTCATCCATCATAGCAAGCATCAGGTGGATTAATACCCAGAAAACTGAAAGTACGAACCACCAATTCCAATTGTACTGTGTCATTTGAATAAATTTAGATTAAGAAAAGATAACTCATTCACATTCATACAGTTATACAATTCTCTACATCTTTCTAAAAATACATAAACATTCTAAAACAATACTCTCACCCTCCTTGTACATTGATTTTCAAAACATTAGGTCTGCACATACGGGGGTAGTACCGCTTGTTTTTTTAGCTGGGGTCTTAATATATAATACCCCCACCTCTCTCACACACAATACATTTGCATCGTCGGAATGTAAAGATGTAAAGAAAATAAAGGGTGTGGGGGGTTGAATATGGGTTTACAAACCGGGGGTATTTGGATTTTATATAGATTTGTGGTATATTATAGTGTACCCACCTGTAGACGCGGGTGATCCTGTTCGATGGTCCAAAGATAGTTAGAATGGTAGACGTTGGGTTATGGGAGTAGCACACAGCTTGTGATGTGAAACTGGTTTTCTCCAATAGGTACGAAAACGGTAGTTCTTTAAAATAGTTTTGTAGGTGGAAACATTACACATAGGGTATGTGTTCCGAGGTCACGGAGATTTTAGTTTCCACGTGGGTGTAGGCATTATGCTAACGTACAGTACAAAACTGTTTGAACTATTAAAGTATGTGAGTGATGTAAAAATCACACGGGGAGTTCTATGTTCAATACACAAGGTGTGGATAAGTAATATTATTTAAAGAGTTATACAGATTAAATTTGTATAGTTTAAACTTTTTAAGTATATTATATTATAAACCAAGTGTATTATGAATAAGCCAAAGACTGTTCAGAACGAGGGGCAACTTTCTTATTATATCCAAACAGAAGACAAATATGGGCAAGCAGTGTATATTCCTGTTATTGATGTTAGAGATGGAATAGCAGAACGTGCTTTAGCTGAGCAGATTATAAAAGCTCAAAATCGTAGTAGGTATATTAACTACAATCAGTATCATTTTTCCCAAAAACAAGACAAAAAACAATTTGATATATGATGCATTCATGTAATGTACATTGTCATTCTATAAACATAGAAGACATGGGTATTATGGGTGTAAACGATAATGGTAAATGGTTACCCTTTGCTTTTTTATTAGATGTTGTTATTGCAATAAAGGTGGCATCTGATGATGAAGAAGAGCCAGTGTTTAATTGTACCACTGTATTCACTGATGCAGGTGAATCATACACTATTGACACCCCGTATATGACATTCCAAGAAATATGGAAAAACTATCTCACCTATTCTGAAGAAAATGAGGGTGATGATGAAGACGATGATAATTTTAAACTTTAAAACCAACAAACATGTCAGAAGAAAAAAAGATCCCAACCGTTGAAGAGTTCGTAACACATTTAAACGAACAGATTCAAATTGCTGAAGTGAGAGCTAAACTACAAGCTCTTAACACGCAGATTGCAAAAGACAGAGCTGAAGAGTTGAATGCTTTAGCGTTTATTGCGCAAGTGACAAACCCACAATCAGGTTCTGATGCTGATTTAGATGAAGAAGAATCTGAGGAGCAGTTGCCAAAGAGAAAGCTTAAAAAAGACTAATCTATGGCTATTGTCAATCAGGTGGAGAAACGCGTAAAGCTGTCTCTCGATCAGGTGGTGCAATATCAAATACTTACACATTGTTTTCTTTCGAATATTGCATTAAGCAGTGCGGATCTTAAATGTCTCACAATGTTAGCTCTGGAAAAAGATTCAGAGCTTAACACCTTTTGTACTAAGGTGTATCAGAAGGGGATATTTAAGAGTCCGCAATCTGTGCGTAATGCAATTATTAAAGCAGAGAAAAACAATTTGATTAAGAAAGAAGGAAAGAGTAAGAAGAAGATTTGGATCAATCCAGATCTACGCATACAAGTGGAAGGAAATGTTTTTCTTGATTATAAATTTTTAAGTATTGCACCCCAATAAACTTCGTAATCTTTTGCCCTCCTTTGCAATGGAGATGGATAAATCTGTGGAGGAGGTGGATGCTGTGATGTCCTTTTTCTATAAGACGTTAAGATCTCGTCTTTCTTCTTTAGAAAATCCCACGGTGCATGTCCAAAACCTTGGGAATTTTTATATTAAAGAAAAAGCACTAGATGCCACTATTGAACAATATGGTCGTTTATTAGAAAAATTAGATAACACTAGTTTTAAAGAGTACGGAATTAAGAAAACATTAGTTACAGAAATAGAAACCATGCGTAAGGTGAAAGAGAAGTTGAATGAAGAGCGTGGTAGAAGACGCGAAATAATTAATAAACGCTTTAACAATGAATCTACAAAAGAACATAATACAGATATGGAAGAGTAAGGGTCAGATTATTGAGGGCATTACCAATTCCATATTTAAAAGAGAAGATGTAGAAGAGATTGCAGAGCAGAGAATAAGTATTTGTAAAGAATGCACACTCTATGATCAAAGTGGTAAGGGATGTGCAGTTCCAGGTACACAACCTTGTTGTAATGAGGGTATGGGTGGATGTGGGTGTTCTCTATCCTTAAAAACAAGAGCTCTTTCTTCTGAGTGTCCACTAGGATATTGGAAAGCTGTTCTTTCAGAGGAAGAAGAGGATAAACTGAATGAAAAATTAGGATTATGAGTTTAATATTTAAACCAGAAAAGCACGAGTATGTATCATTAAATGGAGAGAATGTAGATTGGACTAGTGTCACTAGTTTCATTTCTAACTTTAAACAACCATTTGATGCGGATACTATTGCTCTTAAATCATCTCGTAATAAAAAAAGTAAATGGTATGGAATGAGCGCAGATGATATTAAAAGTGCTTGGAAGTCTGAAGCAAAACGTGCTACAGACCTTGGTACATGGTATCATAACTGTAGAGAAGCTGATCTTTGTCATTTAGAAACAATAGAACGAGAAGGAGTGACGGTTCCTGTTTTTAAACCCGTAGAAGTAGACGGTATCAAGTATGCGCCAGATCAAAAACTTAAGGATGGAATCTATCCTGAGCACATGGTCTATTTGAAATCTGTTGGTCTTTGTGGTCAGTCTGACTTAGTAGAAGTAGTAAATGGACATGTTAACATTACAGACTACAAAACTAATAAAGAAATTAAGATTGAAAGCTATGTAAATTGGGAAGGTGTCTCGCAAAAGATGTCTCCTCCAGTAGCGCACCTTGACGATTGTAACTTTAACCATTATGCGTTACAACTGAGTTTGTATATGTACATGATACTAAAGCATAATCCAAAGCTAAAAGCAGGAACCCTCACTCTTCATCACATTTTATTTGAAGAAGCAGGAAGAGATAAGTTTGATAATCCAATTACAGCGTTAGATACAAATGGAGATCCAATTGTACTAGACGTTGTGCAATATGATGTACCCTATTTAAAATCAGAAATAAGTGAATTAATAAAATGGAAAACCAGCAACCAGTAATCTACAAACTCAATGATCTAATAGATCTTTATTTAGCAGCTAAACTTCCAGAAGGAGAAAAGATATTTAAATATGAAGCATCTTTTGGTCTTCATAAATGGATACATCTTGATGAACTTAGAATACAAGCTAATTTTAAAGCTTACTATCCAACAGGTCAAAAGTATATAGAAGGATTTGCTGGTGTAGTTAATAATCACCATCAAGTTAAAAAAGATGATAAGACTATTTGATATACAAAATGGACAGGTGATACCATCTGAACATTGTTACACATTAGCATTTTTAAAAGATATAATGGACAATTTTCCTGACGATTGTAATAAGATATATACATATCTTTTTTATATGACTTGTCCAAATCCAGATCTTAATCCTTTTTTTCATTTTCCAGATGAAGAAAAAGAAGAAATAATATTACAAGAAATAGGAGCAGAGTTTTCTACAGATGAAGATATGATAGTTAGAGCATTGAAATTATGCGAAAAAATGTATCAGACAGAAACATCTAGAGCATACTATGGTATTAAAAAAGCATTAGATAATATAGCAAGATATATGTCTAGTACACAAATTACTGATGGACGAGATGGTAATATTGCTCAAATAGGACGTATAGCAAAAGACTTTGACGCTATTAGACAGAGTTATAAAGGAGTGTATAAAGATCTTATGGAAGAGCAACAATCATCTGTACGTGGAGGTCAAAATCTAGCATATGATCAGTAGTATGGCATTAAATGTATTTACGGTGTGGATTTTTATACTATCTATAATAGCGGTTATTATTGCTGGAATAGATGTATGGGATCAAACTAAGGACAAGTGAATTTATCTGTATATAAAACAGTTCCTACGTGGAATAATGGTGTGTGGGAAACTACAGAATTTGCATCTAGAGATGAGTGGAAAGAATTTGTGCGTTCTATATTTATAGAAGAAGGTCCTGATGTGGGGTATAAATTTGATGAAACATCTTTTCTTTTTAATGAACAAGCAAGAAAGTTTCAAAAAGATGGATATTATTGTTCAGCTCCTGTAAGAACTAAAGATTATATAAACTACTGGGACGATCAAAAGACAAAGTGTAAATCAGGGGTTATTTTTAAAAATAAGGATAACACTTGGTATCTAAGTAGAGACTACTACATGTGGTTAAATTTTCTTCCTATTTATGACAAGGAAGAATCTAGATTTGACTTTGCTAAGGTGAGAGACGCACAATATCACATGGCATTATATGAATGTTTAGCAGAATTAGAGTATAAACATTGCCCTATTCTAAAAAAGCGTCAGATAGCATCTTCCTATTTTCATGCTGGTAAACTTATTAATCAATATTGGTTTGAGTCTGGTGCTATTCTTAAAATTGGTGCTAGTCTTAAGGATTATATCAACGAAAAGGGTACATGGAGAATGCTCAACGAGTATAAAAACTTTTTGAATGAGCACACTGCATGGTATCGTCCTAATGATCCCGATAAAGTATTAGCATGGCAGCAGCGTATTAAGGTGAGAGTGAATGGTAGGGATACGTTTAAGGGGTTATTTTCAGTGCTACAAGGAACATCTTTTGAGAAAGACGCAACAGCTGGTGTCGGTGGCCCTGTCACCTACTTTTTTCATGAAGAAGCTGGTATTGCTTCTAAGATGGATGAAACATATGAGTATATGCGTCCTGCTATGCAATCAGGTATGATTACTACCGGAGTTTTTATTGCTGCAGGGTCTGTGGGTGATCTTGATCAATGCGAACCTCTTAAGAACTTCATCTTAAATCCGGAGGTTTATGATATGTTAGCAGTAACAACATCATTATTAGATGCTAAAGGTACAATAGGTAAGAGCGGACTTTTTATTCCAGAACAGTGGTCAATGCCACCATTTATAGATGAATATGGTAATTCTAAGGTGGTAGAAGCTCTAGAAGCTATTAAAAAAGAAAGAGAAAAATGGAAGAAGGAGTTAAATCCAGAACAATATCAGCTCCGTATATCCCAGAAACCTACAAATATTGAAGAAGCTTTTGCGTTTAGAAAAGAGTCTAAGTTTCCTCAACATCTAGTTTCTAAACAAATGCAACGTGTAGAAGATAAAGAATATCCTTATGAGCTGTTAGATCTTTACAAAAATGAACAGGGTAAGATTATTGCACAAGAGTCTAGAAAGCTTCCCATCTCCGAGTTTCCTATTTCTAAGACAGCAGAAGATAAAGAAGGATGTATTGTTGTTTGGGAAAAACCTGTTTCTAATCCTGGGTTTGGAATGTATTATGCATCTATTGACCCTGTAGGGGAAGGTAAGACGACCACCTCAGATTCATTATGTTCCATTTTCATTTACAAAACTAAGGTGGAGGTGACAAAGGATGACGGATATGGAGACCGTAAAACATATGTAGAACATGATAAGATTGTAGCTAGCTGGTGTGGGAGGTTTGATGACATCAATAAAACACATGAGCGTTTAGAGCTAATAATTGAATGGTATAATGCCTGGACTGTGGTGGAAAATAACATCTCACTATTCATCCAGTATATGATTTCTAGAAAAAAACAGCGCTATCTAGTACCAAAAGACCAAATCTTATTCCTTAAAGATTTAGGATCTAATGCCACTGTATATCAAACATACGGATGGAAAAACACTGGGACACTCTTTAAGCAACACCTCTTATCCTATGGTATTCAATATCTTACAGAAGAAATAGACGAGGAGATAAATGAAAAAGGAGAGACAACAAAAGTGATGTTTGGGGTGGAGCGTATTCCAGATCCCATGCTTTTAAAGGAGATGCAGGCATACCATGAAGGTTTAAACGTGGACCGTTTAGTGGCATTCTGTGCACTTATAGCGTTTGCAAAAGTGCAGGAGTCAAACAGAGGGGTACATAAGCGTTTAGAAGCAAACTCAAATTTGGAAAAGTCAGAAAAAAGTTATAAATTAAAATTGAACCCTTTTAGACATATTGGAGGTTCACAATCAATTGGTTCTGGTATGTCTAAACCCCGTTCACCATTTAAAAACTTAAAGTAGATGTACGTATTTGAAAGTACTTTCACTACACCAAGTGTTTACACTTATTCTTCTAGCACAGCTGGAGACACTATTTTTTTTATAAGTAACTCATAATCATGCAGATATTAAATGCTTTAGATCTTAAATCTGGCAAGAAAGCTGAGTATAACAAGTTGGGTACACTCACCCAACCTATTCAGTTTTTACCCCTGTCTGCTAAAGATGAGCAGTGGAGAGCTAGTAACATGGACTGGTTGGAGTGGCAGGGTATTAAACAAATACGCAGAAACGCTCGTAAACTTCTTAAAAACTATAAGCTTGCTAAAGGTATTATTGACCGTACAGACTATATAGTAGAAGAAAATAATGAATACGCAGATCTAATTGAGACGTTAACCAAAGAAGATCAGTCTGCTTTAGAACTTAAGTTTTACCCCATTATTCCAAATGTAATTAATCTTTTAAGTGGGGAGTTTTCAAAAAGAGCTTCTAAAGTTATATTTCGTGCAGTTGATGACATTTCCTACAATGAAATGTTAGAACAAAAACGTTCAATGATTGAACAAACCCTCATTACAGAAGCTGAACGCGAGATGACAATGAGGATGATGAATATGGGGATGGATCCAAACTCTGAGGAAGCTCAGCAAGCACTTTCTCCTGAAGCTATCCGATCGCTTCCTGAGATTGAGTCTTTCTTTAAAAAAGACTATCGTTCTATGGTGGAGGAATGGGCAACTCACCAGATGAAGGTAGATGAGGAAAGATTTAAGCTCTTTGAATTAGAAAATATGGCATTTCGTGATATGCTCATCTCAGATCGTGAGTTTTGGCATTTCCGCATGCTGGAAGATGATTATGAAGTGGAGCTTTGGAACCCTGTCTTAACTTTCTACCATAAGAGTCCTGATGCACGTTATGTATCTCAGGGTAATTGGGTGGGTAAGTTTGATATCCTAACTGTTGCTGATGTTATTGACAAGTATGGCTACATGATGACACAGGAGCAGTTGGAATCTTTAGAGGCAATCTATCCTATTCGTTCTGCGGGTCTTCCTATGGGAGGATTACAAAACGATGGTAGCTTTTATGATCCTAGTAGATCTCATAAATGGAATACTGAAGGACCATCTTTAGCGATGCGTCAGTTCTTATCTGCATATGAGAATATGCCATACAATGGTGACATTGTACAGTGGATTTTAAGTGAGAGCGAAGATTTCTTCGATTATGGACCCAACTTTATGCTTCGTGTAGCTACCATTTATTGGAAGAGTCAGCGTAAAGTGGGGCATCTCACTAAGATTACAGAAGATGGAGAGATGATTCAGGATATTGTAGACGAGACATTTAAGGTGTTAGAAAAACCTATTTATGACACTCGTCTTTCTACAAAAAAGACTAGAGAAAATCTAGTTTACGGAGAACATATTGATTGGATTTGGATTAATGAAACATGGGGTGGCATTAAGATTGGTCCAAATAGACCTACATTCTGGGGTATGGAAAATCCCACAGGATTTAGTCCTATCTACCTTAATGTTAAAAAACTTCCATTCCAATTTAAAGGAGACCACACACTTTATGGATGTAAACTTCCTGTAGAGGGTTCTGTGTTCTCTGATCGCAATACGCGATCCGTATCTCTGGTGGATCTTATGAAACCATATCAGATTGGATACAATATTGTAAACAATCAGATAGCAGATATACTAGTCGATGAGTTGGGAACCGTAATCCTTCTAGACCAGAATGCTCTACCTCGTCACTCTTTAGGAGAAGACTGGGGACGAAATAATCTGGCAAAGGCTTACGTAGCAATGAAAAACTTTTCAATGCTTCCGTTAGATACAACTATCACTAACACTGAGAATGCTCTTTCATTCCAACACTATCAAGTGTTAAATCTGGAGCAGACTCAACGCTTGCTTTCTAGGATTCAGTTATCTAACTATTTTAAAACGCAAGCATTTGAGTCTATTGGTATCACTGGGCAGCGTATTGGAACACCTGTTGGTCAAGAAACAGCAACAGGTATCCAACAGTCTGTAGCAGCATCATATTCTCAAACTGAACAGTATTTTACGCAACATAGTGACTTTTTGATGCCACGCGTACATCAAATGCGTACTGATCTTGCACAATACTATCAGTCTAAAAACCCTTCTCTACGCTTACAGTATGTAACAACTGCAGAAGAGAAGGTGAATTTTGAAATTAACGGTACAGATCTTCTACTCAGAGATCTAAACATATTTGCTACTACCAAGAGTAATCATAAGTTTGTTCTTGAGCAGCTTAAGCAACTTGCTATTACAAATAATACAGCAGGTGCATCTATTTACGATCTTGGTAATATCATTAAATCAGAATCGATTGCAGAGCTTTCTCATGTTCTTAAGTCTGCTGAAGAGAAGCAACAAGCAAATCTCGAACAACAGAGACAACAAGAACAAGCTCTGCAACAACAACAAATTGAAGCTCGTCAGCAAGAACAAATGATGAAGATGCAGTTTGAAGCTGAAGAGAATGAAAAAGATAGACAAGCAAACATTTTACAAGCTGAAATACGTTCTGCTGGATATGGTTCTATGATGGATATTGATAAGAATCAACAAAGTGATTATCAAGATGCTCTAGAAAATATCCAAAAACAAGAGAATTATCAGCAGCAGATGGGTCTTGAAAGAGACAAAGAGATTAATAAGACAAACACTGCACGTGAGCAACTTCGTATTAAAGAGCAAGAGATTTCAGCAAAAGAACGTATTGCAGAAAAACAAGTGGAGATTGCTCGTATGAATAAGAACAAATACGATGTAAAAAAACCTAAAAAATGATATATTCATCACAAATAGAACCTATTCTATCTAAGATATATAACAGAGTTTGTTGTATTACAACTAGTATTGGAGAACCACAACCAATTGTGTTTGCACCTTCCACTGGACAAGATAGTTTTGGTAGACTAAGAACATCTTCTCCTTTTACATTATTTGATTCTAGTCATAGGTTTGATGATAATGACCTTTGGGCAACAGAAACATCTACTAGTGGGACAGCTGTATTTAATGCAAATCAGGGACTTGTAGACTTAAATGTTACAGCAGCATCCGGGTCTTCAGTGCTAAGAGAAACAATTAAAGTGTTTGCTTATCAACCAGGTAAGTCACTTCTTGTAATGAATACATTTGTGATGAATGCTCCTAAAGCAGGACTTACACAACGTGTTGGATATTATGGGGATGAGAATGGGTTTTATTTGGAGCAAGCAAATTCTGATATAGCTTTTGTAAAAAGAAGTATGGTGACAGGTTCTTTAGTAGAAACACCTGTACCTCAAGCAGATTGGAATGGTGATAAACTTGATGGTACTGGACCTTCAGGACTTACACTTGATCTAACTAAAGCACAGATTTATTGGATGGATCTTGAGTGGTTAGGAGTAGGATCAGTTAGAATGGGTTTTGTGATTAATGGACAGTTTATTCTTTGTCATACATTCAACCATGCTAACATTATAGCTTCTACATATATAACAACCGCTTCATTACCGCTACGTTATGAGATATTTAATGATACTGGTACAGACTCAGCTTCTACTTTGAAGCAAATTTGTTCTACTGTCATTTCTGAAGGAGGGTATGAATTAAGAGGTAAACAGCAATCTGTTGGTACATCTATCACTGCTCCAAGAATATTTACTGTAGCAGGAACATATTATCCAATTGTAGGTATAAGACTTAAAACTACAAGACTAGATGCTATCGTAATAGCAACAGCTATTTCTCTTATAGGACTTGGTAATGGAAAGAACTATCAGTGGAGAGTAATGAATGGTAATGTAGCAATCTCAGGAGGAACTTGGTTCAGTGCTGGTGGCGATTCTGCTGTAGAATATAATACTACAGGAACAGGTGCTACTGGTGGTAGAATTTTAGCTAGTGGGTTTGTAAACTCTTCTAATCAAGGATCACCCAGTATAAACATTCTTAAAGAAGCTCTTTTTTCCAATCAGCTTGAGAGAAATGCACTAGCAGGTGTTCCTTATGAGTTTGTAGTGGAAATGGCTATAGACGCAGTGGGGGGACTTTCAGGTGCATATGCTTCCATAGACTGGGAAGAAGTAAGTAGATAATATAAACTATTATAAGATGATTCAAGGTATATACGAAAGATTAGACTGGTTAACAAACAAGGTGAAAAAGCTTTGTTGCATAGTAGATTATACTAATCTTCCTGAGTATGCAGATAATGCTGCAGCTTTAGCAGGAGGTTTAACCGTAGGTCAAGTGTATAGAACAGGAGACTTTTTAAAAGTTGTTCACTAATAATTATTAATCACCCTTTATAAAAAACAAAAAACATGAGACCAATTGAACCTGTACAAGTGTGGTTTAACGGTGTAGAAATGCAAGCTAACCGTCTCAACTTGTATATTACTAATGACAATTTGAAAGACACTGCTCAGTTTTATTATGCTTTATGTGTAGAAGAAGAAATTCCTACAACTACTACTACTACTGGAGAAGGTCCTACACCTCCCTCTGCAGTTATATCTGTAGGTCCTCCAATGAAAATTATACAAGTAACTCAAGGTAATTTAACTATGACTGGACAAGAATACCTTGATTGGGATGAGTCTTCTGCTGGTACTATCAATGAAGCAGCTTTTGTATGGGCAGCTGGAAAGTTGAACCTTACTCTTGTTTAATAATTTAGTGTAGTATACAGTTAAATCTATAGCTGTATACTACACATATTTCATTTTTTTAGTCTACATTTTTAAAATTTACAAGTATTATTTTGTATATTCTATTGTAGACTAAAAACAACCAACATGAGCACACAAAATGCTGCTGCACAAACAAATGTGCAACAAATAGATCTTGACATTGATAGTCTTTTTTCAGGTGCACCCGATGCATCTAGTGTAGTTACTCCGGATGCGCTCGCACCTACGCCCGCGCAGGATAAGAAACCAAGTGTTTTTACAAAACCACAAATGGACTTGAGTTTTTTAGATCCTAGTAAGGATAACGAAACTGAAGAAGAAGAGAAACCTGAAGAAGACAATAGTAAAAAAGAGGTGAAGACTGAAGATGTTTCACGTGAAACGTTGGATGATATTCTTAAACCTGATGTCGAAGATGATCAAAAACAAGGTGGTAGACCAAAACTAGATAAATCTGGGATGGTTGAAACCTTTGGTAAGTTGATCGAAGAGGGTCTCATTGTTCCCTTTGAGGATGAGAAACCGATGGAGGAATACTCCGTAAAAGATTGGAAGGAACTTTTAGAAGCAAACTTCCAAGAAAGGGAAAAAAAGGTGAGACAAGAAACACCTAAAGAGTTCTTTGAGTCGTTACCGGAAGAGTTGCAATATGCTGCAAAATATGTCGCAGATGGAGGACAAGATCTTAAAGGTCTTTTTCAAGCTTTAGCTCAAGTGGAAGAGTTTCGTGAAATGAATCCACAAGATCCTAATGATCAAGAGTTTATAGTGAGAAGTTATCTACGAGCTACAGGATTTGGAAATGATGATGAGATTTCAGAAGAAATCAGTACATGGAAAGATCTTGGTAAACTTGAACAGCAAGCAACTAAGTTTAAACCGAAATTGGATGCAATGCAAGAAAGTGTTGTACAACAACAACTTGCACAACAAGAGCAAATGAAAGTGCAGCAACAAGCTGCTGCTGAAGCATATATAGAGAATGTATATGAAACTCTTAAAGCTGCAGAAATCAATGGTTTAAAACTAGATAGAAAAACACAAGCAACTTTGTATACAGGGTTGGTTCAACCTCAGTATCCTTCAATAAGCGGACGTCCTACAAATCTTTTAGGACACCTTTTAGAGAAGTATCAGTTTGTAGAACCTAACTATCCACTGATTGCAGAAGCACTTTGGTTACTATCTGATCCGGAAGCATATCGACAAAATCTTGTTAAACAGGGTAAGAATCAAGCAGTTGAAACAACTGTAAGACAATTAAAGACAGAACAATCTAGAAAGATTGCAAGTTCTGTACAAGAACAACCTGAAACTAAACCCTCACAAAACAAGATACCTCGTAACACAAATATATTTAAAAGGTAAATATTATTAATCTAAACAAACATTTACTATGGCAACTCCAGTTTTAAACAATGGTATATTTCTACGTGATACCAGTTATTCGGGCGCAAGCTCACACGTAGATTCTTACCACCTGGTGAACATGATGAAGACTGCAGAACCTATGGACCTTGGTCCTGTGGATCTGTGGGCGATGGCACAAAAGGTAGAAATGCCTTTGTACCAAATGTCATCTTTTGGTGGAAAGAACGTAATCGATGTTAACAATGCTCGTGGAGAGTATAAGTGGCAAGTTCCTGTGTCTCAAGACCTTCCCTACATTGTAGAGAATGTTGAAGATTCTCAAGCTCAATTGGGTATTGATGGTACTACCTTCAAGATCAAATTGAACCGTCGTATCTTCGGACATGGTGATATCATCACTTATGACAAGTACAATGGTGTGGAATTGTACATTGTTCCTACAGAAGATGTTCTTCCTGTAGCGGATGGTGTAATCTACACAGTTCAACTTGTTAACAATGACAACACAAGGTATTTGGATCAAAAGTATCTGAAACCTGGTACTAAATTCTTCCGTAAAGGTTCTGCTCGTGGTGAATACGGTGAGCGTTTCTCTGATATCGGAGCATATGGTGCTGGTTTCCGTGAGTTCTACAACTACGTAGGTGGTGCAGAAGCTCACGTACACTATTCTGTTTCTTCTCGCGCTGATCTTATGTTGAAAGGCGGTTTGAAGAACGATGGTTCTGTACCTGTAGTGGAAATCTGGCGTAACTTCGACAAAAATTTGACAGATCCTTCTATTCCTAATTTGGAAGGACTTGCAAACAAGTTTGGTAAAGATGCTGTAAAGCGTGCTATGCAAAGTGGTACACTTACACGTACATTCTTGACTGCTCTTGAAGCAGCTCACCTGACTAAGATTGCTACTGACATCGAGACCTACTTAATGTGGGGACATGGTGGACGTGTTAAGCAAGATGGTCCAGATGATGTACGTTTGTCTGTGGGTCTTTGGAAGCAGCTTGACAACTCTTACAAGCGTATTTACAACAAAGCTAGTTTCAATCTTGACCTGTTTAAATCTGAGATCTTCAACTTCTTCAACGGTCGTGTGGAGTTCAAAGGACCTGATCCTCAGCGTTCATTGATTGTACAAACTGGTATGGGTGGTATGCGTCTTGTTAACGAAGCTATCAAGAAAGAAGCAATCAACAGTGGTCTGGTGATCAATGCTTCTGAGGTTGGTGCAATCACTGGTAAGGGTATGGATCTGAACTTTGGATTCGCTTACACTAGCTACGTGATTCCGTTCCTTGCTAACGTTAAGTTTGTACTGAACCCTGCGTTTGATAACGTACACACTAACGATATCGAGAACCCAATCATTGATGGTTTCCCTCTTTCTTCTTACAACTTTATCATTTTCGATATCACTGACAACACCAACGACAACATCTTCTTGTTGAAGTTGAGCTGGGACAACCAGTTGAAGTGGTGGTATCAGAATGGTACTATGGACTATATGGGTCGTACGAACGGATTCCAGTCTTCTGGACAGTTCAACGGTTACCGTGTATTCATGAGTCAGACAATGCCTGCTATCTGGGTTAAAG